TCATAACCCACAGGTCGGCGGTTCGATCCCGCCCCCAGCTACCACCGCTCCCAACCCAGCGTTCCAGGCCTGTTCTTCCCCGCCGGTGAGCAGGGCGGCGAGGCGGCCGTGCAGGACCAGGTCGATGGGGCCGCCGCGGTCCTGGGTCAGGGGGATAATCTCGATCTTCTCGATGAGGCCGCGCACGGCGTCCATCAGCTCGCGCTGGGCGCGGGTCTCGCCGGTGGCGGCCTGCGCCAGCCAGGTCTGCAGCTCGGCGACGATACCGGCGAATTCGCGGCCGGCCTGGGGGTGCAGCTGGACGGGCGGGGCCTGGGCGTCGGCTTCGGCCAGCTCGGCCTCGATGGCCTGACGCTCGGCGTCCATGGCCATCATCCGGGCCTCCATGGCCTGGTTCGCCGTGCCGTCGCAGATGCGGTCGACCACCCGTTCGATCGCGCGGTGGATCTCGCCCAGGCGGCGCTCCAGCGGCTGACGGCGCGACGCCAGGGCCTTCTGGCGGGCGTGGTGGGCCGCATGGAAGGCGCGCACATAGGCGGCCACCGCCTCGGGTGACAGCAGCTGCTCGCGGATGGCCTGCAGGGCGCGGGTCTCGATCGCCGAGCGGCTGGGCGTGCGGCGGTTGGCGCAGGCGCTGTCGCCCTGCTCGCGATGGGTGGCGCAGATCAGCTTGTCGGTCGTGTAGACCGTGTACGACCCGCCGCAGACCCCGCACTTCAGCAGGCCGGAGAACACGCCCGGTCGGCGCAGCAGGTTCGCCGGCGCCTGGTGCGCCTCGCGGGCGTGGCGGGCCTGGACGGCCGCCCAGACGGCCTCGTCGACGATGCGCAGGGCCGGGACCTCGACGCGGCGCCACTCTGCCTCGGGGCGGATCACCGGCCGGCGCTTGCCCGTGCGCGGATCCTTGCGCACCTCGAGTCGATTCCACACCTTCACCCCACCATAGAGGTCGGTGCGCAGCACGCCGTTGGCGCGCTGGCGGCTGCCGTTGATGGACGAGGCGTTCCAGCGCCCCCCGCGCGGTCCGGGGATTCCCTCGACGTTCAGCGCCGCGGCGATCTGGCGGGCGGTGTCGCCGGCGGCGTAGTCGGCGCAGATGCGGCGGATCACGGCCGCCTCGGCCTCGACGATGGCCATCGCCCCGCCGGGCTCGCTGCGGTAGCCGTACAGGCGCGAGCCGGTGGCCAGGCCCTTCTCGGCGTTGGAGTGCATGCCGCGCTTGGTCTTCTGGCTGAGGTTGGCCAGGAACATCTCGGCCATCACGCCCTTGAAGCCCACTTCCATCACCCCGATGGCGTCGCTCGACAGGGTGGCGATGGCCACGCCGGCGTGGCGCAGGCGGTTGAAGACGTGGGCCGTGGTCTCCAGGTTGCGCGCCAGCCGGTCCTCGTCCTCGCACAGCAGGATCTCGAACTCGCCGCGCTCTCCGGCTTCGACCGCTGCGATCAGGCCAGGCCGGTTGGCCATGGCCGCGCCGGAGATCGCCGCGTCGGAGAACACCGCGCTGACCGTCCAGCCGCGGCCGGCGGCGTGCCGGCTTAGCACCGCGATCTGGTCGGCGATGGAGCGCTCGTTCTGGCGATCGGAGGAAAAGCGGGCGTAGAGGGCGGCGCGCATCAACGCTCCTTGGCGGCGGCTTTCCTGGGTTCGCGGCGAAACTGCGCCTCCTCCACCACCCGCGCAAGCGCCTCGGCCAGCCGGAGGATCTCCGGCGGTAGGGGCGCGGCAGGGATGGGGCGAGGCGCGGCCATGGTCAGGCCCAGCCTACCATCCGAGCCGCCTCGGCGTGGTTCAGCGCGGGCATCAGGCGCTCGTCGAGGTCCTGGGGAAGCGTCCAGTTGAACAGGCCCTGGCGGCCGACTGTGGGGATCGCCTCCTTGAGGGGCCTTACCCGGTCGATCGCCCAGGCGAAGCGGCCAGTGGCGAAATTGCCGCTCTCAAGGTCGGCGGCCGTCAGGCCGGGCTTGACGCGGCAGGCGTCGGCGCAGCGCGTCAGCTCGCCGATGGCCACCACCGCGCCGAGCGGGAGCCGGGTCGACCAGAATTTGCCGAGGACGGCGATGCAGAGCTCTTCAGGCGCGCCAGCAAGGTCCAGGGTCTTCGACGCGTGGATGGCGATCGGTCCGCGATAGGTCGTCGACCAGTGGCGGGTCTCGTGTCGCTTGACGCCGGCAGAGATCAGCGAGGCCCATGGCTGCCAGAGCGACAGGGCCTTGATGGTAGTCTGGTGTCCGAAAAGATCGCTCACGTCCGTCTCCGAAGATCGATTGAAGCTAAGGTGTGATGGGCTGCTCAGCGTGCGAGACCGCAGGCTACGAGTCCGCTGAGCAGCCCATGGGATCAGCCGGACCCGTCCCCGGACCCGGACCCGTCCCCGGACCCGTCCCCGGACCCGGGTCCGGCTGGCTTCTCGGTTAGGCTGCCCATTTGGCGGACTCGATGCTGGCGACCGCCTCGGGCGTGCAGTCGATGATCTCGATGGCTTCGGTCAGGGTGATGCTGACCGGCGCGGCGATCTTAGACTTCTTGGCGTCCAGGCCATCCGTGGCGATCTCGCTCAGGGTCCAGGCCCCGAACCAGCGCCACAAGCGCCGCGAACGCTCGAGCTCGACTTCCTTGCCGTCCCGGCGCACCAGGTAGCCGAAGTGGGCGCCGGCGGAGTAGGTCCGCACGATCACCGGCTTGCCGGCTGGGGTGTTGGCCTCGGCCGTGTCGGCGGCTTTGGCGGTCGTTGTGGTGTTCATCGGCTCGTCTCCATATTGCGAGCGGTGGAACCGGGCGCGGGATGCGCCAGGATGGGTTTGGGAGGTCAGATCAGGCCCTTCTCAACGGCCCAGTGCCCGGGCATGGTGAAGGTCCCGTCGGGGTTGCGTTCGGCCCAGGCCTTGGCGATCCAGGCCTCGCGGGCGCCGTCGAAGACCAGCCAGGCCTTGGCGGTTTCGGCGCGGACCTCGGCGGCGATGTCCACCAGGTCGGAGCGGCGAACGGCGTTCGCGTCGTGGTCTTCGGAGAGGAATCCGCGGGGCATCAGGACCGCCCCTTTTTGCGCTGGGCCGGCGGATTGATCTGGCCGGCGTCGACATCGATCCCCATGCCCTCCAGGCCCGCTTTCCAGGCGGCCTGAACCTCCGGTGCGCAATGCGCCATGGCGGTCAGCCAGGACGGATCGTTGCCAGTCTCCATCTTGAACCGCATCTGGTAGAACAGGCTCTGGGCGTTGTGCGGCTCGGCCGCCAGGTGGCCGGTGGCGCATTCCTGGCAAAGGTGAGCCGCGGGCGGCAGCAGCTGCATCCGGGGTTGCTCGTCCATCAGACCCGCGCCTCCCGCTGCGCCCGGCCGGTCCACTGGCGGGGTCTGGGCGGTTCGCCGAGGCGGCGCAGGGCGGCCTGCAGCAGCTCCTGGGGGACGAAGGCGTGGCCGAGGAGGTCGCCGTCCTCGGTGCGGACCGCCGTGCATGGGCCGTTGGGCCCTGCGACTCGGGGCAGGAAGGCCTCGGCGAGGCTCAGCGGGCGATCCTGACGAAGCTCAGCCAGTCGGGCAGCCAGCCGGTCAAGGGTGCGGAAGCGCTCGTCCGGCGCGCCGGCGGCGCGGGCGAGGTGGAAGCGGGGTCGGGGCATGCGGAGGTCTCCAGCAGCAGGGAAGCGAATTCGGCGTGGCGCTCGGCCTCGGCGTGGGCGCGGATGGCGTGGCCGAGGGTCCAGGCGCGCCAGTCGGGATCGGTGGCCTTCGCGGAGGCCGCCAGCCATTCGGTGGCGCGCGCCAGGTGGCCGTCAGCGGTGTCGAGGTGGAAGGCGACGGCGTCGGTGAGGAGGTGGGAGCGGGTCATGCGGCCACCTGTCGCTGCTCGCGCAGCCATGCGCAGTTGGCCCCGATGATCGCCGCCGCCACCGGTGGCGAGACCGAGTTCCCGGCCATCCGGGTCTGTGCGGTCTTGGTCAGCGTGCGGCCGTCCGCCAGGGTCAGTTCGATGACGTAGCCCGGCGGGAATCCCTGGGCGCTGTAGAGCTCGCGCGGGGTCAGCATGCGCATGCCGATGTCGACGATCTGCCAAGTGGCGCCGTCGAGGATCACCAGGCCGAACCGCAGCCGCCCCTGGATCGTCGCCGCCGGATCGGCCCACTCGGCCTCGGTGGGCGCGCCGAAATGCGACCAGAGGAAGGCCAGCACCTCGCGCCGCTTCGATCCGGGCGGCGCGCCGATGGCGGCCAGGGCCGCGTCCCATGGCTCCAGGTCGGCGCCGACCAGGCGCTGGTGCGATCCGGCGGCCAGGATGGTCGACACTGGCTTGTCGGCCGCATGCCCGATCACGCCGGTGTTGGCCTGCTCCACGAAGGCCCCGGTCAGGCCGAAGCGGGCCTTGGCGGTCACCGCATCGAGCGGCCGGGCCGCCTCCTGGGCGACGCCGGTGGCGTAGTATTTGTCGATCACCGGGGCGACGAGCTGGGTCTTGCCGCTGCCGCCTGGCATGACGGTCCCGACCGGCTCGGCGAGGTCAGAACCGACCGACCCGCCGAACTGGCGCGCGATGTGGGCCGCCACCACCTGGCTCTTGCCGCCCGCGCCGTCCGTCATCACCGCAGGATGCGGCTCGGTCAGGTCGCGCCCGCTGACTGTCGAGCCGAACTGGCGGCCAAGGTAGGCGGTGGTCGCTGCGAAACCGCCCGCACTGGTGAAGGTCCGCAGCGGCTCGCCCGGCGAGTGGATGCCGTTCCGTTCGGCCGCGCTCTGCATGTCGGTGCGGTTGAGAAAGGCGGCGCCGACCGCCAGTTCGCCACGATGCGCGCCCGTCACCGTGCGCAGCTGATCCTCCGGACCGTGCGCCCGATCGTCGCCGGCGTGGGTCACCGGCAGGAAGGTGGGCGCGACCAGCTGGAAGTCGCCGCCCTTGGCTGCGGTGGCCGTTCGCAGCGGATCGCCGGCGTCGTAGGCCCGGTCGCCGCCGGTGCTGTGGGTCACCGGGATGATGAACGGCCGCTGGGCTCGGATCACGAACCGGTCGATGCCGCGGGCGATGCGGCGCTCGGTCTTGGGCGCCAGGGATTTCCGGCGGCCGAAGATCGAGGGAATCGGCTGCGTCCAGTCGATGATGTCGGATGCGGCGCGGTAGGGTATCAGCCCCTGCCCGGCATCGAACAGCTCGCCCTGACGGCCCTTGGCGTGGCGCGGCGCATGGGTGGGCTCCGGCCAGACGATCGGATCGCCGTCGAACCGGCAGACCACATAGAGCCGCTTGCGGGTGGTCGGCGCGCCGTAGTTCGCCGCGACCAGTTCGCGTTCCTCGAGGCGACCGCCGAGGCTCTCCAGGTTGGCCTTCCAGAGACGGAAGGTCTCCTTGCGCCGGCGCTTCATCACCCGGCCGGCGTTCTTGCCATAGCGGTGGATCGGACCCCAGTCGGCGAACTCCTCGACGTTCTCCAGGGCGATGGTCCGGGGCGGCTTGCCGGTGGCCCGGCGGATCGCCGCGGTCCAGCGCAGCACCTCCCAGGCCAGGCCGCGGATGTTCTTGTCCTTGGGCACGCCGCCCTTGGCCTTGGAGTGATCCTTGCAGTCCGGCGAGGCCCACAACAGGCCCACGCGCCGGCCGAGGAATTCCGGCCGGCTGAGCAAGGCGACCACGTCGATCTGGCGGATGTCGTCGCACAGATGCAGCGTGTCCGGATGATTGGCCGCATGCAGGGCCAGGGCCTCGGCGTCGTGGTTGACGGCGATGTCCGGGGAGCGGCCGGTCGCGGCTTCGATCCCGGTCGAGGTCCCGCCGCCGCCGGCGAACAGGTCGATGATGATGTCCGGGGTCATGGCTCGACCGGCTCCAGGCCGGCGCGGACCATGGCCTTGGCGATCTCGTCACCGTACCCCATGGCGCCGGCGCGCCGGCGAAGGTGGGCCAGGCAGGCCATGGCCCAAGAGGCGTCGCCCTTGCGCAGCGCCGTGATCGTCAGGCTGGCGAGGGCGGCGTTGTCAGGCGTGTGCGCCCAGGCCGCGGTCTCGCGGCCCCGATTGAAGGCGAGGATGTCGCGCACGGTGTCGGTCATCTGGGCGACGGCCTGGAGGTCATCGGCGAAGGCGGCGGCGTCCTCGGGCTCCCTGGCGGCTTCGCGGATCTGGTCCATGAAGGGATCGGCGGGCTTCGGCGGTGACCTGAGCGGGTTCTCGGCATGGGCCACCGGGACAGGCCCGGTGGTGACGGAAGGGGACGCTTTGGCCGGGATGACGGGCGCGGCGGCGAGTGGGACGTTCAGCCAGGGCGTGCTGTATTGACCCTCTGCGAGGTTGACCGGCTTGCCGGCGGCGGCGCGGAGGCGGCCGATAAGCTGGGCGATCGTCTTCGCCGCCCGCACCTGGGCGTCGGCCCACTCTCGGCCGGAGCTTGTCAGAACGGCGCAGTCGCGCATTTCGGCGCCTGTACCGGAGACGAAGAAACCGCACATGCCGGCGCGCACGAGCTGGCGCGCTTCGGCCGATTCGAAAGCGTTGACCCGGGTCGAGGCGCGTCCGTCAGGGTCCGGATCGCGGGCGATCTTGTCGGCCAGTTCCGCGAGAGCCAGGGCCGCCAAGGGCGGAAGCGCCTTCGGCGTCTGCACCTTGGCGCGGGCCTGGGTGACGTTGAGTTTGCCGGCGGCGAGGTCGGCCTTGGCCTCGTCGGGAAGGTCGAGCAGCTGGCGGCGCATCTGGACGTGGCGCGGGGTGCGGCCCACCATGTCGGCGATCTCCACGTTGGTCAGGCCGGGCTCGCCGCGCGCGCCGGAGCTGGCCAGGGTGTGATAGGCCTGGGCCTCCTCCAGCGGGGTCAGGTCGGTGCGCTGGATGTTTTCCATCAGCGCCAGGGATAGCCGCTCGCGCGGGGCCTGGTCGGCGCGGACCTGGCAGGGCAGCGGACGGTGCGGCGGCCAGTCACCCTCGTCGATCGCCTGCCCGATGGCGCGCCAGCGACGATGGCCGGCAAGGATCCAGAAATGCTCCGGATCGTCGGGCTTGGGCGTCACCACCAGGTTCTGCAGCAGACCGTCGGCCAGCAGGATCGATTGGCGCAGCTCGTCGAGCGCGACCGGATCGAACTCACGGCGCGGGTTCTTGGGATGGGGGACGAGCTGGTCGTGGCGCAGCCAGGTCATCGGCTCGTCGAAGCGTTCATCGCGAACGCCGTTCGCTTTGGGCGCGGGAGCGGGCAGCGAGACCGCCGCCGTTCGGCCAGCCGGGGTGAGGATGATCAGGCCGCCGGGGAGCCCGCCGAGCAGGCCTTGCTTTTCCAGCGTGGCGACGGTCTTGCGCAGGTTGGACAGGTCTCGGCCGAGTGCCTCGGCCAGGGTCTTGAGCGTGTGGGCGCCCTCGCCGGTGTTCAGGCAGCGCAGCAGCTCGGCGTTGGCGCGCAGGGCCTGGGGGGTGATGGCGGCGGTCATTCGGCGGCTCCTTGATAGGTGGCGAAGGCGCGATCGACGCGGAACTTCTCGTTGCGGGCGGCTTCGCGGGCGGCCACGCGCTTGCCGTACCAAGCCGCGGCGTTGGTGACGCCGTGCTCGTCGCGCAGGTAGCTCCGCAGCTCGCCCATGTCGGGAGCCTCTTCCGGCCCGTACCAATCGAAGGCGATCCACGCCTCCGCCCGGAGGTCGCGGCAGAAGGTGCAGAGGTGGCCGCCGAAGGCGTCACCGTCGAAGATCTGGAACCATGAGACGTAGCGGGTCCCCGGCAGGATCTCGGTGCGGCACTCGTCGCATCGATAGGTCTTGGCGGCTCGGCGCTCGTGCTCGCTGTAGAAGTCGCTCATGCGTGGGCCTCCAAAAAGCCTGGGTCCCCGCCTGCGCGGGGATGAGCGGATGAGGGGTCGCCCTGCGCGCCGTCGATCAGCGGGTGGCCGTCAACGATGAAGGCCAGGGGGACGCGGGGTTCGCCCTGGCGGGCGGAGAGGACGACGACATCGCCCATCGCCGTCAGGCGGACGTCGACCTCGCCCTGGCGGCGGCCGAGGCGCTCGAGCAATGCGGCCAAGCCTGTGGCCGAGGCCTCGGGGCCGTAGCGGCGCAGCCAGCGCTGGTCGGTCGGCCGGCCTTCGCAGCCGGGGGCATATTCGGTCAGGTTGGCGCTGAACCAGTGCTCGCCCATGGTCAGCGGCCCCAGAGGTGGATGACGATGGTCGACGCGATGGTCCAGACGATCACGCCAGCCAGCACCGCCGCCGCCCAGCCGCGCGGCGTCAGCGGGGTGCGGATCGGCCGAGGCCGGCGAAGCGGCGTGGTGCGGCGGTAGTGCGAACGCGGCAGGCCGATGCGCGGGTCGTCGAGTTCGGCCAGCTCGGCCGGATCATCCTGGCGGCTGACCATGACCGGGGCATCGCCGGAGATCGTCGGCGCCGGCAGCCCTTCGGCCTCGAGCGCGGCGCGCAGCTGCTGGACCGGGTCCATGGCCGGGGCCAGCTGTGGCCAATGGCCGATGCGGTAACAGCCGAGATCCGGGTCGAAGACGGCCCGCGGGCGTGAGTCGGCGGTGGATGTGTGGATCGATGACATATGGCCCCTCCCAGAGCGCCCGCGCCGGGAAACCGCCCCTTCGAGGGGAGGGGGTCGGGGCGGTCAGTCGCCAATCCCGACGCGGGTTGGGGTGGAATACGCCGCGTTGTGTTGAATCGGTCAACCCCCGCTCAACCACTTTCGCGCGGTTTAGCGAACGCCGTTCGCGCGCGCTTGCGGCAAGTGATTGAGCGGATTAGTCTTTCCCGGTCTGGGGGATGACGATGAAACACCCATTTGCATGGCGACTTGGCGCGTTGGCGGTTGCCTTCGCAAGCGCGGCCGGTTGTTCACCCGATCCGGGAAGCGCTCCGGGGCAGACCATCCGGAGCAGCGCATTAGCCGGCTCTGGGGCGCCGGCCGCCGCGGCGCCGGCGGTCCTTTGGCCAGAATATCCAGGTCGTGATGAGACCGAGCGCTGGCGCTCGCGGGCTATCCTGAGCTGGACCCATGACAATGCTCCCGATCGGCTCGGTGCACACACCGCCCGCTTCCGCGATCTGAAGATCGAAATCGAGAGCACCGCCAAACGCCCAGTGCTCTGCGGAGCCGTTCGAACGCCTCGCTCGAGCTGGCGGAGGTTCACTGTCTTCCCGTTGGGCTCGTCGGACGCTCCGAACTACATCTGGAACGCGGACCCCAAATCGGTTGGCGAATTCTGTGACCAACGGGCCACCAGCACCATCGGCGTCTACCCCGTCGCGCCCTCCGTGTTCGCCGGCTACGGCCCGACACCGCCGGGTGGGGAGTTCCTGACCTGCGTCATCCGCATGAAGACAACCGAGATCGCGGCCGAATATCTGATCGACGTAAGGGGTCGCTCCGCAAGGTCATCCCCGGCGGCCGATGGGCCAGACGGCAAGTCGTGGCCGATTTCCTCAGTCACGCCCACCAAGATCATCTGGACCGGAAGCATGCCTATCCTGGGTCAGTTCGAATATGATCGGCGGCCCAAGACGGTGACGCTCATCGATCACTCGGATCCGGCGAACGCCGTCGTCGCTCGTTGCGAGTAGTCAGCGGGCCGTGCGCGAGTGGCGCCTTAGTCGCCCCGGAGCCGGATGGCGTAGACGCCCTTCAGATCCTTGATCGGGAAGGCGACGATGCGCTCTTCCGGGTTCAGCTCCTTGGCGAACAGGGTCGAACCGTCGGACTTCTCGTAGATCTTGACGTAGTACTCGCCGGCCTTGGTCTCGATCACGCACCCGCTGCCGCGCTTGGGGTAACGGTCGCGGTCGAACAGCACGATCTCGCCTGGTTCGGCCCAGGGCACCATGCTGTCGCCCGCTACTTCCAGCGCATCCGTCGACCGCCCCAGAATCTGTCTCAAATCGATCGTACGCACCGGCTCCCCCACATCGTACACCTGGACGCCCTGGGCGCCCGCTCGCGCGCGGCCATAGACATCAAAGACTAAACCTCGGTCGGGGGCGTGGTTGGTGTCAACCCTGGATGGGTAAGGGCGCCCGAGGATTCGGGCGCGCTCGGCGTTGAGATCGTCCTCTGTGGCCTTGAGCGCGGCGAGAATTGGGACCAGCTTCTCATGCTTGAATTTCCGTTCCCCGGCCTCGTATTTCTGCCAGGCCTGGGTCGTGAGGTTGAGGGCCTCGGCGATGTCGGCCTGGCGCAGGCCGGCGCGCTCGCGCAGATTGCGGAGGGCGGAGCCCATCAGCTTCTGTTCGGCGCGTTCTGGGGATTCGGTCAACGACATGGGTCGATGAGACGCCCAGGGCGCGTTGATCGTAAGAGCGTTCAATGCGAAATTTTCCCGCCATCAGCGGGTTGACATAAACAACGAAGCAACCACGAAATCAACAGCGAACCGAATCAGGGTCCGCTGGAATGACGAAACGCCCCCCTAAACCCGTGCCCCAGCCCAAGCTGGCCTGCTTCATCTGGGTCCGCCAGATGAAGCTGAAGGCGGTCGCTGAGGCGATCGGCTGCTCGCATGAGCAGGTCCGCCTGATGACCCTGCCGTTCGACAACCCGCGCCGGCGCGTCCCCGGCGCGGAGCTGATGGCCCGCATCGTCGCCTGGACTGGCGGCGAGATCACGCCGGCGGACTTCTATCCGCCGCACCTCAATGGCGTCGAGAAGACCCCGGCCGAGGCCCATCCATGATCGACCTGGCGGAACTGTCGATCGGATCGGTCGTGCGGCTGGTGTCGGGCTCGCCGAAGATGGTGGTTCAAGGATTTGGGCCCCCGGCCGATGGGCCGCCGGGTTGTCCACCGCCGCCTCGCCAGTGGGCGTGGGTGATCTGGTGGTCCGACCAGCAGGGGCTGATGGAGCACAATTTCGCCGGCGAGCTGCTGACCTATCCGCGCGCCGACCGGCCAGCGGAGCCGGGGCCATATGAACGGGCCGCACTGGCCGCCGAGGTGCAGTCATGAGCGCCCCCTTCACCGTTCGGCTCTCGGAGATCAGTTCGCTCGTGTGCCGGCGTTCGGTGGCTGAAGCGCGATCATTGCCCTTCGGCGTAGATCTTCGGCCAGTTCCAATGCCTGAGGCGCCGTCAGCACAAGCTGTTCCGCCGCGCTCCGACCCGCCACCAGATCGGCCTCCGATCGCACGAACTCGATCCTCAAGCCCACGGCGGTCTCGGCTATGACCGCGACCGTCCAACCGGAGACGGGGGAAAGAGGGACAATCCCCGTCGCGTCGGTTTCGAAACCCTCGCCCATTTCCGATCTCTCCGCTGGTTGCGTTGACGACGCCATTGGAGAGCGAGTCGCCGGGGCGGTCACCGAGGGTGGTGATCGCTCCGGCGGCGAGGCCGTCTCCCGGTGGCTAAACCTGAGCCTCAACGCCCGGCCGCTGCTGGACGAACTGAATGGCCTCGACCTGGCCCGACTATCCGAGGCCCACGGCTACCGGTTGGCTGCGATGCTCGCTGTTCCCCAGAGCCTGTTCGAGGCGGAGGTCGCGCCGTCATTCGGATTGGCGCGCGTGGTGGTTCGGTTGAAGCCGAGCGCGCCGCTGCGCGCTCTTCTAGCGGAGGCCGGTCAGTGAGCCGCCATCGCGCCTTCACCGTCGAGCTGGCGCGGCGGGACCGCTCGCGCAACCCGTCGGACATCTGGCGCTGGCTGGTGGGCGCGGCGCTGAACCAGGCGCGGCGGGCGAGCGGGGAGACTTATGGCGCCCGGTTGGACCGGGGCGGCCAGGAGCGCTGGGCGCTGATGGAGTTCGGGCGCGAGGTGGCGCATGCGCCGCCCTGCCCGCTGGACCGGGGCGATCTGGGCGCCGGCCTGACCATCGAGATCTTCATCCGCGCGGTGCGGGCGTTCTGCGAGGCCGGCGACGATGGGCGCCGGGCGATGTTCGCGCCGCTGCTGCGGGCCTCGGCCGAGGCGCTGGACCAGCTGATGGACCGCGCCGGCGTGCCCCATGGCCGCGGCTGGCCGGAGGACGCGGCATGAGTGTCGTCCAGTGGGAACGCGATCACTTCCGCGCCCGCTGGAGGCGGCTGGTGCGGGCGGCCAAGCTGGCCGCGATCGATCCGGATGCACTGCCTGGCGAGCTGAAGGAGCATGCGCGCGACGCGGTGCGCACGGCCTGGCTGCCGCCGACCGATCGGCCGGGGCAGATCTACGCCTTCGGCGCCTTCGCCGGGCTGGCCGACGCCATGGCGCATCAGCCGACCATGCAGGAGCGGCGCGAGCTGGCCGCTTCGGTGCTGTGGATGGCCGAATGGGCGGAAGGCGTGCTCAACGCCAGCGAGCCGGCCGAGCCGGAGCGGCGGCATCGGGCGGACATCGACGACTGAGGATTCGGATTGGGCCACCGGGACAAGCCCGGTGGTGACGGGGAAAGAGGCGGGGACATGGGGACGAGCGAGGCGATGATCTGCCCGGACAAGGACGCGCGCCATGTCGCGGCCGTGCGCGCGCTGGGCGGATTCCGCTCGCCGCGGCTGGCCCCGCGGCCGGAGCGGGTGGGCGGCCCGCCGTTCACGCGGCTGGCGAACTTCGCCGCCGGCGATCCCGGACCGAGCCATCACGCAGCGCGGGCGGCGGCGGCCGAACGCCGGGCGGTCAGCCGCCAGGAGGTCGAGGCGCGGATCCTCGGCCTGCTCGAAGCCGACATGCGCACGCCGCTGACCCTGGCCCAGGCGCTGGGGGTGGGGCCGATCGAGCTGGGGCCGATCCTGGTGGCCATGAAGGCGGACGGGCTGATCGAGCATATCGAGCGCGGCGGGATCAACGCCTGGGGGCGGCTGGGGACCAACGCCCGGCTGGCTGAAGGCTACGTGCGGCTCGAGGCGAAGGTGCTGGAGGCGCTGACCCGCGCCGGCGCGGACGGCCTGGCGCCCAGTGAGTTGGGCCGGCGGGTCGGCGTGCCACCCGGCCATCTCAGCGGCCCGCTGTCCAAACTGCGCCGCGCCGGGGTGATCGCGCGGGCGGGCGAAGGCCTGCCCTGGCGCCTGGTCGAAAGGGCGGCGGCATGAGCGAGGAAGGCCTGATCGACCCGGCCAAGGACGCGCGCCACGTCGCCGCGATCATGGCCCAGGGCGGCTTCCGCTCGGCGAGCTTGCCGGAACGAGCGCGGAGGGCGGCCCCGCCGCCGTTCGCAAGGAGCACGACGCCCTCGGCGATGATCGGGGAGGCGGTGATGGAGCGGCCGAGGACGGCGCGGGTGCTGGCGCTGCCGGCGCCCAAGGCCGTCATCCCCGGCCAAACCTCGACCGTCACCACCGGGCTTGTCCCGGTGGCCCATTCCGAGATCTCGCCCAAGCAGAGCGACCCGCCGAAAGCCCACGGAATGGGTCCCGGCACTCCGCTGCGCTCCGGCCGGGATGACGGACGGGGGAAGCGGAAACCCAAACCACCCGCGCCGCTCGACCGGCTCTGCGCGGCTGTGGCCGAGGTGACCGGGATGCCGGCGGCGGAGATCGTCATTCCCCCTGGCACCGGGCGGCAGCGGCTCAATGAGCGCAAGCGGGCGCGCGCCATCCTGGCCTATCTGGCCTTGACCGACCTGTCGCTGAAACCGGCGAGGGTCTCCCGGTTTCTCGGCTGGGCCAGCGACTTCGCCTCCTATGGTCCGGCGTCCGCCCTGGCCAAACAACACGGCCTACCCTGGCCGCCCGTCGCCCTGCGCCAACCCGGCGAGGTCGCCCAATGAGCAGCGATCGGCCCGCGGGCTTCACCTCGGTCATGGCCCAGCGCCTGCAGACGCGGGCGGAGGATCTGGATTTCTTCCCAACCCCGCCGTGGGCGGCGCGGGCTGGGGGCGAGCTGATCAGCCGGCTCGATCCGGGCGGCCCGTGGACCTGCTGGGAGCCGGCGTGCGGCGAGGGGCACATGATGCACGGGCTGAAGGACTACTTCGGCCAGGTCGCCGGCTCGGACATCCACCCCTATGGGGCTGGCGCGGTGTTCGACTTCATCGGCGACGCGCCGATCAATGGCGACCTGCCCGGCGGTCGCTGGGACTGGATCGTCACCAACCCACCGTTCCGCGATGGCGAGGCCTTCGTCCGCGCGGCCCTGCCCAGGGCGCGGCGCGGGGTGGCGATGCTGCTGCGGCTGGTGTTCCTGGAGGGCGGGGGGCGGTGGCCGTTGTTCTATGGCGACACGCCCCTGGCGGTCTGCGCGCCCTTCGCCGAGCGGGTGCCGATGGTCAAGGGCCGCTATGACCCGAGCGCGTCGAGCGCCACGGCCTACGCCTGGTTCATCTGGAGGAAGGGCCGGGCGTCGATGCCGCCCGAACTGATGGGCATCGCGCCGGGCGCCAAGGCGCGCCTGACGCGGCCGAGCGACCAGCGGTTCGCGCGCGGCGAGGATGCGCCGCTGTTCGGGGGCGGCGAATGAGCCGCTCAGACCGCCAGGGCGGGATGCACACCGACGGCGCGCAAGGCGTCGAGGGTGCGGTCCAGAGTGACGTTGCGGCCGGCCACGATGCGGCGCGCGGCCTTCTCGTCCACGCCCATGCGGGCCGCCAAGGCGACCTTGCTGAGGCCCTGATGCGCCATGGCCTGGATCAGCAGCAGCCGCGCGGCGATCGCCGGCTCCAGCGGAACCTGCGGCAGGTCGGGTCGCTCCGCCGGCGGCGGAACGGCGCGGCCGAGTTCGAGATAGTGCTCGATGGCCACAGCCAGGGCCTCGGAGGCCAGGACCAGGGCCTGTTCGCGCGTTTCCGCGCCGGTGATGGCCTCGGGCACATCGGGGAAGGTGGCGACGAAATCAGCCGGGCCGGCTTCTTCGACCTCCACGGGATAGGTCAGGGCAAACATGCTTGGACTCCGTTTCTGCTTGGCCCCCTGACTGGGGCCTGGTCTCGCGGCGGGCCATCAGACCGCATCCCTGGGCAGATGAAGCTGCTTGAGGATGCCGAACTTGAGGCCGGTCTTCAGCTCGCCGCTGGGGACCGTTGTGAAATGCTCGCCGACCGTAACGATGCCATGGCCGCCTTTGCCGCGGGTGGCGTCCCAATCGAAGACCAGGCCGTTCACCTTGGCGTAGGCTTTGAGGGCTCGGAGGAAGGCTTCGCGTTTCATGAGGAGACTATCGGGCATAATTGTCCGACGGTCAAGATAAATCGGGCGTTTTTGTCCGAAAATATGGGGGCCAGATGACGGTTCCCGACCTTTCCGAACTGTTCGATCGCGCGCGCGAGGCCAGCATCGAGGCCGTCGCCGGTGGGACGTTGTTCCGCGCCGGGCGGCGGATGCGCGGGGAATGCCCGTTGTGCGGGGCGTCCAAGGGCAAGCGGTCGGACGGCGCGTTCTCGGTCGATCCGGAGGCGCGGGTGTTCAAGTGCTTCGCCTGCGGCCTGGGCGGGGACGTGATCGATCTGGAGCAGCGGCTGCGCGGCGGAACGCCCCGCGAGGCGGCCGAACGCCTGGTGGGCGCGGCGCCGGCGGGGGTCACGCGGCCGATTCCGGTTCGCTCAGCGCCGGCGGCCATTTCGCCGACTGGAGCGACAGCACACGCGGCGGTGCGCATCTGGCGCGAGGCGGTCCCGGCGAGCGGGACGCTGGCGGAGGCCTATCTGGCCGGGCGCGGGATCGTCGGCCCGGTCGCCAGGGCGGCCCTGACGCGGCTGCGGTTCCATCCGAACGCCTATTGGGGCGAAGACGAGGGCGGGACGCGAATCTGGCTGCCGGCCATGGTCGCCCAGCTGCGCGCGCCCGGCGGGCTGACCGGCGGGGTGCATCTGACCTATCTGGCCCGCGATGGCCGCAAGAGCGGGCGCACGCCGGCCAAGCGGATGCTGGGGCCGCAGAGTCTGGCTGGAGCGCCGGGCGCGGCCTGGCTGGCGGGGCCGGGCGGGTCGCGCGCGCCGCTGATCGTCGGCGAGGGCATCGAATCGACCCTGTCAGCGGGGATGCTGACCGGCTGGCCTTGCCGGCTGGTGGCGACGCTGTCGCTGGGCCGATTGCAGGGGGTATGGCTGCCCGACCAATGGGGGCGGATCGATCCGGAGTGCATCACGCTGGATCCCGAGCGGCCGGTCTTCACCTGGCCGGCGGATGAGAAGTGGCCCTGGGGCGAGGTGATCGTCGCCGTCGACCGCGACATGAGCCCGATCAAGGTCAAGGCCCGGCGCGCCAGCGGCGGCAGCTATCAGCGCGAGATCGACGCGGAGGAGCGGGCGCGGATCTGCGCCGGCTTGGCGACGCAGGCCTGGCGCCGCGCCTGTCCGGGCCTGCCGGCGAACGCCGTTCGCACGATCGCGCCGGGACTGGGGCGTGACTTCAACGACGAGCTGCTGGCGCGGGGGATGGCATGAGCGCCGATGGCTCCTTCGCCTTTTCCGGCGCGCCCTCGCCCGAGGAGCTGGCCGGTTTTCCGCTGAACGACCTCGGCAACGCCATGCGGCTGATCCGGCTGGTCGGCGGGATGTTCGACGACGAGGGCATGGTCAATCACCAATCGGCCCAGCTGCTCTATCTGCGCAACCGGGGCTGGATCGCCTTCAACGGGCGGTTCTGGGATCTGGAGGCCGGCGAAGACCTGGCCAGGCGCTGGGCGCACAAGGTGGCGCGCGGGCTGATCGGGCAAACCACGGAGGCGATCAAGGCCGGCAATTCGTCGAAGGCTTGGTGGGACTTCGTGCAGCGGTCGGGCTCCAGCGGATCGTCGGCGGCCATGCTCGCCCAGGCGGCCAGCTATCTGACCGTGGCGCTCGACGCCTTCGACCAGCAGCCGCTGACGCTGAACGTGGCTAACGGGACGCTGAAGTTCCGGCGTGACGCCAAGGGCCAGGTCACGGTGAAGTTCGCCAAGGCGCATGACCCGGCTGATCGGCTCACCCGGATGTGCGCCGCGCCCTATGATGCGGCGGCCAAGGCGCCCCAGTTCGATGGGCTGATTAGTTTCTGCCAGCCGCGGGAGGAGATGCGCGCCTATCTGCGCGGCCTGTTCGGCTACGCCGCGACTGGGTCGGTCAAGGAGCAGCTGTTCGTGATCCTGCAGGGCAAGGGCGGCGACGGCAAATCCACCTTCGTCAATGCGATCCGCGCCGTGCTGGGCAGCTACGCCTGCAGCTCGGCGGTGGAGACCTTCCTCGACACGGGGCTGAAGAAGAGCGGCGAGGCCAGTCCCGACATCGCGCGCCTGGCCGGCGATACGCGCATGGTCTGCACCGCCGAGCCGCCGGGCGGGGCGAAGCTGGCCAGCGCGGCCATCAAGTCGTTCACCGGCGGCGGCAATGTCGCCGCGCGCGAGCTGCGCCAGGGCATCTTCGAGTTCCAGCCGATCTGCAAGGTGGTGCTGGAGTGCAATCGTCGGCCGGTGATCAACGACACCGACGACGGCATCTGGCGGCGGATCCGCATTGTGCTGTTCGAGCACCAGCTCGCGCCCGAGAACATGGACCTCGATCTGCCCGAAAAGCTGCGCGGCGAGGCCAGCGGCATCCTCAACTGGATCGTGGCCGGTGTGCTGGACTGGATGCGCGATGGGTTGACCACGCCGGCGCTGGTGACCCAGGCGATCGAGGATTACCGGCGCGGGGCCAATCCGTTCGCCGAGTGGCAGGCCGAGCGGCTGATCATTGATCCGACGGCGCGCACGCCGGCGGGCGAGCTGTACGACGACTACAAGACCTGGTGCGAGAACAACGGCCATGAGCGGCCGATGACCCAGACCACCTTCGGCCGGGCGCTGGGCGACCTGCAGATCCTGCGCGACGGCAAGAACAGCCACGGCAAGCTGATGCGCAAGGGCGGGCGGCTACGGGCGAGCGGCGACGCGCGCGAGCTGGCCGAGGACCCGTTCAATCCGCCTCCGAGCTCCGGCGGCTTTTCGGCGCCGATCGATCCCGACATCGCGGATCGGGAGCACTGGTGATGGCCCGGCGCGCCCAGACCACAGACAGTTACAGACAGTACAGACAGTTGATGGCTGGCTTTCTAAGAGCCGCTCGCAAGCACAGACGGTTGACTGTCTGTGCGGCGGAAAACTGTCTGTGCTCTAAGCGGTTGAAATCATGAGCAAACAGACAGTTACAGACAGTCAGGACAGTTTCCCGGGTTCGTGCTGACAGGCGCGCGTCGCGCGCGGCTCACATGCGGACGGGCGTGTGTCCGTCTGTGTGTCTGTGGGTGGGTGAGTGCGGGTCGGTGCGGTGTGTTTGGGTAGGTCTAGGTCAGGGGTGGAGATCTAAAAAATGAAGAGCGCAGCGGTGAGGAAGAACAGGGTGGCGACTTCCAGGCCTTGGCCGGTGGCGATGGAAGTCGGCGCGGGCGAGACCCTGGTCGGTCGGCTGCTGAAGGACGCCGCCTCGCTGGCGCTGGGCCGCGATCAGTTGAGCAAGCTGCGGCACGCCTATGCGCTGCAACGGGGGACCAAGCGGGAGAAGGCGCGAGCCCAGCAGATCGCCCGCGAAGTCCTGCTCGAACTGGGATCGGCGATCGCGGAGACCGTGGCGCTGGAACAGGCGCGCGGGTCCAAGGTCGAGCGCCTGGATGGACGCCTGCGTTGTCACGGCCGGGACGGTCTGGCGGCGCTGTTCGACGATGGGCGGTTGACCGGCATGAGCGCGAGCGAACGCGCGGCCGATCCGACCGCGACCCTGGCCGCGTGGGCGGCGGCGCGCGCCAGGCTGGATGCTGGGTTGGCCTACCGGGAGATGTGCGAATATCTGTCCGCCGGGCTGCGCTCGCAGTTGGGCGAACGGGTCGGTTCCGGCGGGGCGGAGGCGGCGCTGGGGCTGAGGATCAAGGCGGCCGAACGGCGCGATGACGTCGAGCACGCCGTGATGGCGAGGCCGGGCGCTGGCGCGAGGGGACTGCGGGCGTTGCGGGCGATCGCGGCCGAGGGGGCGTTGCTCAGTTCCCTGGGCGGAGGTGGGAAGTCGATGCGCCTTGACCTGGCGGCCCTGATCATCGCGCTGGACGCCGCGATCAACCCGCCCAGGCGGCCAAAAAAAGTATCTTGACGCCGGTCCCCAAATCAGCCGATCAAACGCCAAGCTGTTAGAACAGCGCCTGAAGCCGCCCGGACGTGCGTGGCGGCTTTTTCATGCCCGCTAGGTGAGTATCCGATGGGCCAGAGGCTAGCGATCGTTCAGCCTTTGATCGGCATGCTCGACGTGCGCCGGGTCAAGGCTCCGCCCAAGACCGTGCTGCCAGTCTACCAGACCGCCGAGTATCGGATCTGGCGCGAGGCGGTGATCGCCCGCGCCGGTGGCCGCTGCGAGGCGGTGGACAATGGCAAGCGCTGTTGGAAGGCCCAGCCGCGCAACCGCATGTTCGCCGACCACAAGGTCGAGATCCGCGACGGCGGCGCGCTCTTCGATCCCGCCAACGGCGAATGCCTGTGCGGCGCCCACCACTCAGCCAAGACCGCGGCGGCGCGCGCCGACCGTCGCACCGCCTGACCCGGCTCCAGCGGATGGCATAGGCCGATGGACCCCCAGGGGGTTTCGCTCGGGCCGCGCCAGGCACCAGCAACCGCGTTGGACCGCACGCGGAGAGTTTTTTTCGATGGCCGAAGATCCTGAGCCGACTGACCTGCTGGGGGAGCCGCTGCGGCCGTTGCCGGACAAGCGGGGGCGTCGCAAGCTGCGTTTCCATGCTGAAGTCTATGAAAAGGTTGAGGTTCTAGCCGCTGGCGGCATGCATCAGGACGACATCGCCGATGCGGTGGGCATCAGCGCTCCCACGCTCCGCAAATATTTTCGGCCGGAGTTGGGCAAGGGGCCCGCCCGGCAAAGGGCGATGGTCCTCGGCGCCCTGGCGACCCAGGCGCAGAAGGGCAACGTCTCGGCGGCGAAGGCCTACCTCGCCGAGATCGACAAGCACGGCGCCGCAGACGCGCTGAAACAGCGCGAGCGCCCGTCTCCGCGTCCGACCGCCGTGCGCAAGGGCAAGAAGGAAGAGCGCCAGGACGCCGCCGCTTCGGTGGCCTCGGCTGGCGGCAAATACGCCCCGCCGGCGGCGCCTAAGCTGTTCAACTGATGCACTCGACCGCCTGCCTCGACTGGCGCGAGCGGATCGTCGAGCGCCGATCGCTGATCCCGAGCCCGCTTTTCGCCGACGAGGCCGAGGCGGCGCTCAACGTCTTCAAGTCGCTGCGCATCGTCGACGCGCCCGGCAAGCCGACCTTCGGGGAAGCCTGCGAGCCGTTCGTCTTCGAGTTCGTCGCGGCGATCTTCGGCTCCTATGACGCCGCGAACGCCCGGCGCCTGATCCGCGAGTTCTTCCTGCTGATCAGCAAGAAGAACTCCAAGTCCACCATCGCCGCCGGCATCATGGTCACGGCGCTGATCCGCAACTGGCGCCACTCGGCCGAGCTGCTGATCCTCGCGCCCACCATCGAGGTCGCCAACAATTCGTTCGGACCGGCCAAGGACATGGTCGCCGAGGACGCCGAGCTGTCCGACCTTCTCCGCGTCCAGGAGCACACCCGCACCATCACCCACCGGATCACCAACGCGGTGCTCAAGGTGGTCGCGGCCGACTCGGACGTGGTCGCCGGCAAGAAGGCCGCCTTCGTCCTGATCGACGAGCTGTGGATGTTCGGTAAGCGCGCCGGCGCCGACTCGATGCTGCGGGAGGCGACCGGCGGCCTGGTCTCGCGGCCGGAAGGCTTCATCATCTACCTGACCACCCAGTCGGACGAGCCGCCGGCGGGCGTGTTCAAGGCCAAGCTGGAATACTTCCGGGACGTCCGCGACGGCAAGGTCGACGACCCGCGCAGCCTGCCGGTGATCTATGAGTTCCCGCCGGAAATGGTCCGGGCCCAGGAGTTCCTGCGGCCGGAATATTTCTACGTCACCAACCCCAACATCGGCCGTTCGGTCGACTTCGAGTGGCTCAAGGAGGAGCTGAGCAAGTCGCTGCGCTCGCCCGGCGGGCGGCAGTCCTTCCTCGCCAAGCACCTCAACGTCGAGCCCGGCATGGCGTCCCGCTCCGACGGCTGGGCCGGCGCCGAGTTCTGGAAGGCCCGCGCCGAGCGCCGCATCACCCTCGCCAACATCATCGCCCGCTGCGAGGCGATCGTGGTCGGCCTGGACGGCGGCGGCCTCGACGACCTCTACGGCATGAATGTCCTGGGGCGCGAAACGCAGGCGATCGAGGTCCCCGCGGAAGCCGCACCCGAGGAGATCCAGGAGCCGGCCAACGGCGTCAAGCGCATCAAGCGCTGGCTGTCCTGGGGCCGCGCCTGGGGCCACCGCATCATCCTGGATCGCCGCCAGACGATCGAGAGCAAGCTGCTGGACTTCGAGGCCGCCGGCGACCTGGTCATCCTCGAGGACGGCGCCATGGAAGGCGGCTGGCCCGCCGACATCGCCCAGATCGTCGACATCATCGTCCAGATCCGCGACGCCGGCCTGCTCGTCTGCGTCGCCGTCGACCCAGCCGGCCTCGGCGAGCTGATCGACGCGCTGGATGCCGTCGGGATCACGCAGGACAACCGCGAAAACGGCCGCAACTACGTCATCGGCGCGCCCCAGGGCTTCGCGATGATGAACGCCCTGAAGACCGCCGAGCGGAAGCTCGCCAACGGCACCCTGCATCATGCCGACCAGGGGATGATGGACTGGTGCGTCGGCAACCTGCGCATCGAGGCCACCGCCACGGCGATCCGCGCGACCAAGCAGAACGCCGGCGACGCCAAGATCGACCCCGCCATGGCGCTGCTCAACGCGGTGACCGTGATGGCCACCAATCCCGAGGCGCGCCGCTCCGTTTATGAGGAGCGCGGCCTGCTGGTTCTGTGACGGAGGCCGCATGGGAAGGCTCGGCGAACTCGTCACTGACGCCGCGGCGCTCGTCGGCGCGGGGCTGATCACCTACGGCGTCTGGCTGATCAACCGGCCGGCGGCCTTCATCGTCGCCGGCGGATTCCTGCTTGCCGGCGCCTGGCTGGCCGCGCGGAAGGCCGACTGATGGGCCTGCTCAGCCGCATCGCCGCCCCGGCGCAGCGCGCCAGCGCGGGCGCGCCCTCCTATGGCATGATCCCGCCGCTGGGCTCGATCGCCTCGGCGTCCGGCGCGCTGATCAGCCAGGCCACCGCGATGTCGGTCGCGGCCGTCTACGCCTGCGTCAACCGGCTGGCGACGGACCTGGCCCGCTGCTCGCCATACCTTTACGCCGTGGCGGATGACGGCAGCGAAGAGCGGGACGGGAACCATCCGCTCAACGACCTGTTCAAGCGGCCGAACCGCCAGCAGACCTGGTTCGAATTCGACCGCCAGATGTGGATCGGCTACCTGCTGCGCGGCAACGCCTACGCCGCCATCCGTCGCGACAACCGCGGGAACCCGATCGAGCTGATCCCGATCAATCCCGACGCCGTGATGGTGCTCGAGGCCGGGGACGGCTCGATCTTCTACAACGTCAACCGGATCGGTCTCTGGCAGATCGCCGTGCTGCGGGACTTCCCGACGGCGATCGCCTCCGAGGATATGTTCCACCTGCGCGACCTGACCTTCAACTCGCTGGTCGGCGTCTCCAACATCGGCCTGGCGCGGGACACCATCGGCCTCGACATGGCGCTGAGCCAGCAGGCCTCGCGGTGGATCGCCAACGGCGCCCGCCCGTCGACCTGGCTGAAGACCGCCAAGCAGCTCACCGACGTCGCCGCCAAGCGGCTGAAGAGCCAGTTCGACGACCTGCATTCCGGCTATCAGAACACCGGCAAGACCGTGGTGCTCGAGGATGGCGTCGAGCCCGTCGCCCTGCAACTGACCTCGGTCGACCTGCAGTTCATCGAGCAGCGCAAGATGCAGCCGGAAGAGGTCTGCCGCTTCTTCGGCGTGCCGCCGCACAAGATCGGCCTCGGGTCCGACACGCGCGGCTCGACCCAGAACCTGGCGGCCCAGGACCAGGATTACGTCAATTCCGCCATCACCCAGCGCGCCGTCGCCTTCGAGCAGCGCTTCGCCTGGACCTTCGGCCTCGATGCCGAGGACCTCTTCCTCAAGCGCGACCTCAGCCAGCTGCTGCGCGCCGACGTGATGACGCGGGCCAACGTCTCGCGGCTCAACATCCTGTCCGGCAAGACGACCCAGAACGAGGAGCGCCGCGCCGATGGCCTGGCGCCGCTGCCCGGCGGCGACCGCCTGATGATGCCGACCAACATGGCCGCCGAGGGCTCGAATGTGTCGGGGCAGGCGCCGGACGGCGCCGGCCGGCCGGCTGGCGGGACGGTGGGCAGCGGGGGCGCGGGCACGGGCGGCACGCAGGGGACCGACCAGGTCGCCGCCGAAGCCGACGCGCCGCCGCAGAACTGAGGGAGCCGAGAATGGCCGATGTCCGCATGTCCATAGAGATCGTCGAAGACCTCGTCTTCGGGTTTGCGCCCAATCCAGTTCACATTGTCGGCGCGCGCACTGACTGGGCCCGGCGGGAGATCGTGTTCGAGATTCGTGGTCAGGACGTGCCTGTCATGCCGGTGGAAGTTCATGCCGTCGTCACGGTGCAGAGCAATAGAGCCGGCCAGCGCTTCCAGACGATGACCTTCGAACCAGACGCCGATTGGGTGCGAAACTTAGCGCGTCGCGGCTGAGGGATTGGCAACCATGACCGCCGCCCAAGCCTCCGCGATCTGCGCCGAGATCACGCGCCTCGAGCTGAAGCCGGGCGAGGTGCTGATCGTGCGCCCCAAGCAAGGCGAATGGAGTCTGCAGGCCTGCGAGGGCCTGCGCGATCGTCTCGCGTCATCCCTGCCGGTCGCGGTGCGTGATCGCTTCCTGATCGTCAACGAGCCGATGGACCTCGACATCGTCGCGGCCCGGCTGAACGCCTGAGGCCTCGCCGATGACCATGCTCCGCAAGCTGATCCGCGCCCAGATCACCGCGCTCGGCGACGATGAGGTCGAGGTGGTGATGTCGACGGCCGCCCTGGCGCGCGACGGCCATGTGCTGCTGCCGCAAGGCTGCCGGCTCGACAACTATCGCGCCAACCCGATCGTCCTGTGGTCGCATGACCCCGATCACCCGGTCGGCAACGCCGAGAACACGTCCGTCGCGGCTGATCAGATCACCGCCCGCGTGCGCTTCGCCCCGACGGGCATCTCGCACAAGGCCGACGAGATCCGCGGGCTGACCAAGGCCGGCGTGATCCGGGCCGTGTCGGTCGGCTTCGATCCGATCGAGATGGAGCCGCTGGATCCCAAGAAGCCGCGCGGCGGCCAGCGGATCAGCAGCTGGGAGCTGCTGGAGCTTTCGTTCGTCAGCGTGCCGGCCGATCCCGGCGCCGTGGTGACGGCCCGAGCCAATGGAGATGAAGCGATGACGGATATGACTGCGGCCCCGCAAACCCGCGCCTTGGCGTCCGCGCCCGTCGCGAACGCCGTTCGCGCCGGCAAGGTCACCTTCCAGCGCGGCCTCTATCAGGTCGCCCAGCTCTGCTATCTCTTCGAGGAGCTCGGCTACCACGTCGACATGGCCAAGTGGGAAGCCGCCATCGAGGGCGATGCGAGCACGGTCCCGGCCATGCTGGCGGCGGCGCTGACCGATCTCGGCGACGCCCTGCTGGCCATGACCGCCGAGGAGATCGCCGAAGCCCTGGCCGGCCGCGACGTGGAGCCGGACGAGGATCCGGCCGATGACATCCTGGTGGTCGAGGAGCGGGCCCACATCAGCGCCGCCACGACGCACGGCGTCCGCGCCTTCCGCCGCGGCCTGGCGCACGCCAAGCTGCGCGCCGGCAAGACCCTGTCGGACGAGACCGTCCGCTGCCTGCGCGACGCCCTGACGGCCCATGAGGACGCACTGGTCCTGTACCGCTCGGCCATGCGCAAGCACCGCGAGGGCGTCGCCGCGGTTACCGACCTGATGGACCGCGCCGGCGTCGCCGATGCCGAGGACGCCGCCGACCAGACCGTCCAGACCTCGGACGGGACCGATGTCAGTGCAGGCTCGACCAATGGCCGCATGAGCCAGGAGTGGCGTCAGCGTCAGATCGACGCCCTGGCCCTCACCAGCCCCGGCCTGAACTAGCGACCGCGCGGTCCACCTAATCACCCCATCCGCTCGTCCCCGCGAAGGCGGGGATGGCGAATCGCCCGAACCGCCGCCTGGGCAACGGCTGCCGGCCCGCCGCGAGGCGCGCCCCTCCCTCAGATGGAGCCCACTATGATCACCGAATTGGTGAAGAAGCGGGCGGCCGCCTTTGACACGTTCAAGGCGCTCGCCGAGAAGCCGACCCTCACCCCCGAAGAGCAGACCGACTACGCCGCCCAGAAGCGCGCCCTCGAGGATCTGGACAGCCAGATCACCCGCGCGCACGAAGCCCGGGCCCTCTCGGCCGCCTCCGCCCAGCCGGTCGCCGGTCAGGAGCCGCGGGTCGAGCCCACGGTGAAGTCCGATCCCTACGACCGGGCCAGCGCCGTCTACGAGAAGGGCCTGGTGGTCGGCGCGGCGATGAAGATGCTCGGCCGAGGCAGCGGCAACGTGCGGCTCGCGCGCGAGGAATCGGCCGTGCTCTACGGCGAGAACCACCCCGTCACCCGCGCCCTGATCACCTCGACCGGCGCCGCCGGCGGCTTCATCGTGCCGCCCGACTACATGGCCGAGATCATCGAACTGTTGCGCCCGCTGGCCGTCGTCCGCGGCGCCGGTCCCCGGGTGATCCCGATGCCGCGCGGCACCATGACCCTGCCCGGCCAGGCCTCGGCCGCGACCGCCAGCTACGGCGGCGAGACCAAGGCCATCACCCAGACGGGCCAGACGCTGAACCAGATCGTCGCCAGCTTCAAGAAGCTGACCGCCCTGGTGCCGGTGTCCAACGACATGATGCGCTATGCCGATCCGGCCGTGGACGCCTTCGTCCGCGACGACCTGGTCAAGGTGATCGCGCTGCGCGAGGATCTCGCCTTCATCCTCGGCGACGGCACCCAGGACACTCCCCGCGGCTTCCTGTCCTTCGCCAACGGCTACGCCGTCTCCGGCGGCGGCACGGCGGGCATCTGGAACACCGGGGCCAACTCGACCGCGGCCTCCGGGGGCAACTTCATCACCTCGACCGAGAGTTACACTCTGGCGACGGCTGCGGCCGAACTGGGCGGCGCGGTGAACAAGCTCGACACCGCCAACGTGCCGGACATCAAGCGCTGCTGGTTCATGCACCCGCGCTCCTACAACTACCTCTACAACGTGCAGAACTCGCTGGGCGTCTACGTCTACCGCGATGAGCTGAACAAGGGCACGCTGCTCGGCTACCCCTTCAAGAAGACCACCCAGATCGGCGCCAACTACTATGACGCCAACGGCACGAACAAGGACTGCTCGTTCGTGTTCCTGGTCGAGATGTCCGAGGACATGATCCTCGACTCCATGAGCCTGGAGCTGGCGGTCTCCCGCGAGGGCAGCTACGTCGATTCCACTGGCGCGACGGTCTCGGCGTTCCAGAACGACCAGACCATCATCCGGGCCATCGCCGAGCACGACCACCAGCTTCGCCACGATGCGGCCGTCGCGGCGATCCAGTACGTGCGCTGGGCGCCGGCGATCTCCTAACCGGGATCTGCGTCTGAACGCGGCGGGGCCAAGCGCTCCGCCGCGCCTTCCACCCCTCTTCTGCCTGTGCTCAAGCAGCCCTTAGGGCGTTGGCGCACGCGAAAATGAAAGGAAAAGCGATGGCTGACATCGTTCTGCAGCACAACGCCGCGAGCTACATCAAGGCGATCGACGCGGTCGATCCGGTCGTGGTCACCGCCGGCGCCACTTCGAACTACGCCTACAAGACCGGCAACACGATCACCCGCTCGTCCTTGCTGCCGGCGAACTACCTCTCGGCCGACTTCATCGTGCCCTACAAGGCCACGCTGGCCGCCCACAAGAAGGCGACCATCAAGATGAAGGTCGAGGACAGCGCCGACAGCTCGAGCTGGGCGGCCTATGGCCCGTCTGAGGTCTCGACGGTGATCGGCTCGACCGGCGCCACCGCCGCCCAGACCCTGCGCGGCGCTCTGGCGCTCGCCGTCGACCTGGCCGACGCGCGAGGCTATGTGCGCTTCGACCTGCAGCCGATCCTCTCGGCCACCGCGACCGACACCCTGGCCGTCGCCGGTGTGGCCGCGCTCTCCGGCTCCGACCGGAACAGCTAAGCCCAGTGTCGTCAGACGCTGCAAAGCCGCTCGCCGCATCCCAGGGCGAGCGGCGGGTTGCTTTGGTCGGCAGCGCCGAGTCGACGCGCGACCTCGCCCCGTTCGATGATCCGTCCTGGGAGATCTGGGGCCTGGCCTGGCGGCGCTATCCACGCGCCGACCGGCTGTTCGACATCCACGATGCGACGCATTGGGCCCAGCAGCACGACGACGATTACTATTCCGGCCTCGCGGCCAGCGGCGTTTCCGTCTATCTGCGGGCGCCTCACCCCGACATTCCAACCGCGCTCGTCTATCCGGCCGATCTGGTGCGCGAGGATCTCGCGCGCGGCGGTTCGGCGGACTTCTGGACCTCCTCGATCGCCTACATGCTGGCGCTCGCCATCGTCGAGCTGCAGCCGGGTGACGTGGTGGCCATCTACGGCGTCGATATGGCGCTGGAGGATGAATACGCCTACCAGCGGCCCGCCTGCGAATACCTGATCGGGCTCGCCCGCGGCCGGGGCCTCATCGTCGAGATCCCCGAGCAGTCGACCCTCTGCCGCGCCAACTTCGTCTATGGCCTGGCGCCCGGCGATGGAGGCCTGCAGCGCGCCGTCGGCCTGACCCCCGAGGTGCTGCGCAAGCGCCTCGCCCACTACGCGGCCGAGCGCAGGAAGGCCCAGGACCAGCTCAACGCCGCCATCGGCCGCCTCAACACGCTCGACGGCGCGGAAGGCGAAGCCCGGGCGATGCTGGAATACGTCGAGCACTTCAACCGCGGCGGCGTTCTGCCCGCCCTGTAGGAAGAACCATGAAATCTCGCCACCGGCGCGGCGGCCGTCCGGGCCAACTCGCGTCGAGAATTCAGGCGTCCGCCGATCCGGCCGTCAACCAGCGCCTGGCGCGCGCGCGCCGGCGCTCGGTGATGATCTGCACGCCCATCGCCCGCAATCCGGCATGGGAATACACCGCCAGCCTCGCCGCGACCCTGCTCTTCCTGAACGAGCAGGGCATCGGGGTGAGTTTCCATTTCGTGGTCGGCTCCGCGATCGTGCACCGGGCCCGCAACGAGCTGGTGGCGCACTTTCTGGCGTCCAGCTTCACCGACCTGCTGTTCATCGACGACGATATGCAGTTCAGCCCGTTGTCCGTCATGCGGCTGCTGGGCTCCGACAAGCCGCTGATCGGCGGCGTCGGCCGCCAGCGCAATTCGAAGCCGAACACCGATCCGTCCGTGTGGTGCTGGCGCCCGTTGCGCGACGCTGCCGGCGCCCCGATCCGCGATGAGATGGGTGCGGTCGAAGTGCGCGGGTTCGGCGCGGCCTTCATGCTGATCAGCCGCCAGGTGTTCTTGCGTCTGGCCGAGGCCCATCCGGAGTGGAAGCGTGCCGGAAACGCCGACTGGCCGCCCGAGGTGCGCGCGGGCTATTTCGAGTTCTTCACCCAGACCGAGGGCGATGAGTTCGGCGAACTCAGCGAGGACTATGGCTTCTGCCATCGCTGGCGGCAGCTCGGCGAGCGCGTCTGGGCCGACCCCACCATCCGCCTCGGCCATGTCGGCGCGTTCAACTACACCGGCTCGGTCGATGAAACGCTGATCCCGACGCTCGCCTGACGGCTCGTTTCCATTTTTGCATGCGCTACCGGGCTGACGCCCTGCTTGAGCGCGGAGGATGATTGAGATGACCACGATCAAGACACTGCTGCTCGAGCGCGCGGGCGCGATGGCGACGCAGGATGGCGTCCCTGTCGGCGCCGTCCACCTGCACGGCGCGGCCAACCAGCTGCAGGCCGAACTGCTGAGCGCGCGCGATCACCTGATCCACGCGCCGCCGGCGCCGGCCGCCGCCGTTGCGGACCAGGTTCAGTCGGAAGGCGCGGCGGCCCCGGCGGAAGCGCCGGCCGCCGAGGCCACGGCCGCGCCGGCCAAGGCCAAGTCCTCCAAAGCCCGGGCGCGGAAGTCATGAGACTCGTCACCTTCGCCCGCGCGATGGCGCCGCACGGCATTGGCGACACGCGCCTGGTGTCCGACGACGTCGCGGCCCGCCTCTCCAAGGACGGTGCGATCTCCGCCAGCGAGACCTGGCCGACCGTCTCCGCGCCCGGCGCTGTGCTGCCGAAGCGGCCGACCCCGAAACCCGCCCGCCCAGGCTCAGCCGCCCTGTTCGATCAGCGCATCGCTCGCTAGCGACCCGCGCTCAAGCCGGGCGTCAGCCCGATAGCGACTGCGCTCAAGCAGCGAGCGCGCGCGAGCGTTAGCGCAAGGGAAGAGTGCTCATGGGCTACGCCGTCGTCACCACGGTCGTCTCGGCCGCCGCCAGCGCCAACCTGACCGACCTGGCGACCGTCAAGGACGAGCTGTCGATCGACGCCGGGGAGACCGCCGACGACACCTGGCTCACCCGCGCCATCGGCCAGGTCTCCAGCGCCATCGCGAACCACACCAAGCGGGTCTTTCCGCCGGAACTCGTGCGGGACGACTTCGATGTCCAGCAGGACCCCTTCCCCTACCAGACTCCGGGCGGCTTCGCCCAGCTGGAGCTGAGCCGCTGGCCGGTGCTGGCCATCGTGTCCGTGACGCAAACCCTGGCCGTGGGCTCGACCCAGACGCTGGTGGAAGGGGTCGACTTCCGCACCGACCAGGCTACCGGCCGGCTCTCGCGGCTCAACCCGTTCACCGGCGTCGGCACGGCCTGGGAGGCCATCCCGGTCACCGTGCTCTACACCGCCGGCTATGGCGCGCTGGTCACCGAGAGCCACGCCGTGCCCGCCACGCCCTACCGGGTGACGGTCACCGGAGCCGCGAGCTTCTCCTGTCCACAAAGCGTGAGCTACGCCAACGGAACGCCACTGACCCTGGTCGCGGCCAACCCCACGCAGGGGCAATACGCGCTGACGGCCACGGTGGGACAATACCAGTTCGCCGCCGCGGACGCGGGGCAGATCCTGACCTTCGTCTATGCCTCGGTCGATATCCCCGACGACCTGGTCGACGCCTGCCTGCGGCTGATCACCGCCCGCTACATGGCCAAGGGCCGGGATCCGGCGCTGGTGCAGCAGGACACGCCGGGCGTCGGCACGCAGCGCTTCTGGTTCGGGGGCGCCCCTGGCCAGAAGGGGCCGTTTCCGCCCGATATCCAGGGCATGCTTGACGCCTACCGCACACCGACGCTCGCTTAGGCGAGCGCAGGTTTTCCTGGGGCTATCGCTCGCGCTATCGCTCGCGCTGGCGCTCGCTGCTTGAGCCCTGGCGCCCTCAAGCAGCGCGGAGCGCGGTGGGCAAGAAAAATGGATTCGATCCATATCGATGTCACCGGCGCGCGCCAGGTCGGGCTGCGCTTCGAGGAATTTCCCGACGCCCTGTATGCGGAACTCCGCGTGGAGGTCGATGCGCTCTCGGCCGAGCTGTTCGCCCAGATCGAGGCGGCGACGCCGGTGAAGACCGGACGGCTGCGGAGCCAGGAGCGGTTGCGTCTGTTCACCGATCCGACCCGGATCACCGGCTATGTCGACATCGCCGCCCCCAAGGGCTCGAGCGCCTTCGCCAAGGCCGGCGCCCTGGAGTACGGCGCCCACCGGCCGACCAAGGTCAGCGCCCACTCGATGCGGCTCGACCACGTCTGGTCGCAACGCCTGGCCGCGCCCGAGACCGTGCTGGTGTCCGCCTATTCGCGCACGCCCGACATCGCCGAGCACGCCTTCGAGCGCGGCCCGCTCGCCGCCATGGCCCCCGAGATCGTCTCGCGCCTCAAGGCGGTGGTCGACAAGGCCGTCAAGGAAGCCAACGCCTAGCGCTCAAGCAGCGCGAAGCGCGGTAGCGCGCGGGGAAGCCGATGAACACCGCCTTCGAACCGGCCCTGGCGGCCCTCTTTGCCCGCCTGGAGGCCGCGGCCACCCTCACCTTCACCGCCGACGAGACGTCTGGCTCGGCGATCCTGTCCAGCGTCAGCGCCTTCGCCGGCCTGTTCGCCGGCTTGCCGACGTTCGGTCCTGGCGTGCCGCGCGGCGCGACCATCGCCTCGCTCGACCCGGTCGCCGGGACCGTGACCCTGAGCGATCCGCTCTCCGCTTCGGCGACGGGCGCGGCCTTCTCGACGGGGTTTCAGACCACGGGCCGGCGCGTCCAGCACTGGACTCAGGTCGCGGCCCAGCCGGCCATGTTCCTGCGCCACATCGGCACCTCGGACGATGCGGACGGCCTCTACATCCGCAGCACGCTGGAATGCGAGATCTGGATCTACGCCAACGCCGGCAAGGACCCGAACGCCACGCCGGACACCGCCCTGGCCTGTCTGGACCAAATGGTCCGGGGCGCGTTCGCGCCCGACACCGACTACGGAGATCCGCGCTTCACGCTCGGCGGCCTGGCCTACTGGTGCCGGATAGAGGGTCGCTCGGACTATTCGCCGGGCGACCAGGGCGGCCAGGCCCTGGCCCGCATCCCGGTCAGGATCACGCTGCCCTGAGCGCGCTCAAGCAGCGCGAAGCGCGGTAGCGCAACGAAGGAGTCCAAACCATGTCCATCGCCGACATCGTCAACACCTGGCATCGCGAGCGGCTGGCCGGCGGCCCGCTGGCGCGCGCCACCGAGGCCTACAACCAGGTCATCGCGGCCCTGCCCGAGCTGATCGCCCGACTCGATCCGTCCGCCGCGAACGCCGTTCGCCAGCCCTCCGCCAGACCGGCGAAGGGCGCGCCCGAGCCCGATCAGCCCGCCTAGTCCCCACCACAAACCGGCCCGCGCTCTAGCGGCGACCTTGGCGCGAGCCGGGGGAGCGTTAGCGGCCAGCAACAAGGAGCCTCCCCATGACCGTCCTCAACGGCAAGCCGACCTTCGGCGCTGGCCGCGTCTTCATGACCGGCAACTACACCAATCCGACCCCGGCCCGGGCCATCGTGCCACAGAGCCAGGCGATCGACGTCAAGCGGAAGGTCGAAAGCCTGTTTGGCGAGAACCAGCTGGCCGTGGCGGTCGCCGCCGGCTCGATGGAGGTGACCGGCAAGGTCGAATATTCCAAGTCCAACGCGCGCCTGTTCGCCGACATCTTGTTCGGCGCCACCAGCGCGTCCGGCTCCTACGCCGAATCGGACAACGAGGCCGGCACGGTCGCCACCAGCAGCCCCTTCACCGTCAGCGTGGCCAATCACAGCACCTTCCTGTTCGATCTCGGCGTGAAGAACACCACGACCGGCCAGCTCATGACCTGCGTCGCCGCCGCCTCGGAGGTCGCGGGCAAGTCCTACTCGCTCAACACCACGACCGGCGTCTACACCTTCAACGCCTCCGACTCGGGCGCCTCGGTCTCCATCTCCTATGCCTACACGGTGGCGGCCACGGGCGAGACCATCTCCCTGACCAACGCGCTGCAGGGCAACACCGGCAACTTCCAGGCCGTGCATGTGTTCCCCTGGGCGAGCGAGCAGGACATGATCGTGCTGTACAGCTGCATCGCCTCCTCGGCCGCGCTCTCGGCCAAGCAGAGCGCCTTCGGTTCGACCTCGCTGGACTACACCGCCGGCGTCAACGGCAGCAACGTCCTGGGCGTGGCCAGCTTCGCCGAGTCCGCGTAAGCGCGCCCAAGCCGCCGCCCCGGAAGCCGCCCAGGCGGCTCTCCGGGGCCAGCGCTGTTGATCGTTGAATGAGCAGCTGATGACCGAAGAAGAACGCCGCATCGTGGGGCGCACCCGGCGCCTGGTGTTCCAGAACCTCGCCAACGGCGTGCACGCCGAGCAGATCGGGGCCGATCTCCAGCTGTCGCAGCTGGAGATCGACCAAGCGCGGCGCTTCGTGGCCAAGAAGATCACCCAGCACCTGGTGCTGCGTCGCCAGCCGCCGGTGCCCTGCGACGATGTTCGCACCATGCGCCTGTACCGAATCGACCTGCTCGCCGTCCTGGGCCGGATCGGTGATCTGGACCTGTCCACCGACCTGATCCTGAAGATCACCACCCAGGCCCTAGACCATCCCGAAATGATCGAAGGGGCCGCCCACCGCCTGGCGAACGCCCACCGATGACCCGCGCTGAACAAGGGCGATAGCCCGGTAGCGCAAGAGGGAGAATCCAATGACTGAACCCGCCTCTCTCGATCCGGAAGTTCCCCGCGCCGTCCTGGCCGGCAAGGAATGGCCGATTCCGGAGCTGGTCTGGCGCGACCTGCGCAAGTGCCGCGGTCAGTTGATCGAGTTGAACGGCCGCCTCAGCACGGCCATCGCCGCCCTGGACGTGGTCGAGGGCGAAGACGTCGTCGCGCGCTGGACCCGGCACCTCGGCGCGATGGCCGAGGTCTTCAACGCCCTGTCAAACGAGGATTGCGATCGGCTGGTGATGGAGGTGCTGTTCGTCGCGCTGTCGGCGGCTCATCCGTCCCTGAGCCGAGAGGAATTCGAGTCCTGGCGCACGACGGAGACTGAACGCCAGACGGCCTGGCTGGTGGTTCGCCGCCAGTCCGGTTTGTTCGTCTTCATCAACGACGGCGCCGGCGAGGCCGATCCGTCGGGGGAGGCCGCGGGGGCGGCCTAGGCCCCGAACCCAACTGGGAAGGGATTGTCCTGCGCGCCTGCCGGTACTTCGGCCACACGCGGGATTACTGGTGGAGCAGCCTCACCTGGGCGCTCCACGCGGAAATGGAGCGCCAGCTCATCGAGGAGCCTCCGGCCGACCGGTTCCTGGCGAGCTATTTCGCCGCCCGGGAGTGGTGGTCGCCGCCCATGAGCGCGAACGCCGTTCGCGGCGCCGCCGGGGCCGAAGAGGGGATCTGGGAAAGCCCGCTGCCCGACGTGACGGATTGAGGAGGCCGGCGCGCCTGTTGATGGCGCCCAGGCGGCGGTGGCCTAATTGCCAAGCGCCTGCGAAAGTGCATCTGCCAAAAGACGCCGGATCGCCTCTGAGCGCGTGGGAAGGTCGGCTTGCGTCCGCCGCCAGTCGTCAATCGCCGACGCCATCTCTTCGGTCAGTCGGAGCTGGACCAACTGGGCGAGCTTCACGGGTCTGGGGCGTTTCATCACTTTCCTGTAACACGGGAGTTGACAGGCAGCAACGCATTCGTGTACGACAAAACAGGGCGGAAGAGCGCTGGAACGCTCAACCGCCCCTAACTCAGACCCACGATCCCAAGGAGATCGCAATGGCCGAAGCTGCCCCGCAGTCTAGCGCCGACTGTCCGTTTGAAAAAGCCGGCCATGAGTATTCCGCCGTCGACCGCGCGCAAAACGAGATCGAATTGGCCCGTCGATCGCTCAGAGAGGATAGCAACGAGTACCTCCGCCTCCGTCGGGTGGAAAACGAGATTGTTGACCGTCTGCGCGCCATCGATGAGACGATTTCATTCTCGACGCCGAAGAGCCTGGTGGGGATCATGGTCGGGGTGATCGTGCTTTCGGGCATCGCCGACGACCTGTGCCAGCTCGAGCCCGACGAGCCCGAATACGGTCGCCAACGCCGCCGCTATGCGCGGGTAACCAGCGCGATGCTGGAGTTGCTCGAGCAGTCCACCGGCGTTCCGGCAAGCGAACTCGGCGCCGACTGGCGACGCATGCCGGACGAGTGGCCTGAGGCGCGCCGCCGGCTCGGAGTGACGGGGTGATGGCCGCGAAATCCGCCACCACATCCATTGAGCTTCCGCCGCTGAATATCCAGACGGTCGAGGTTCCGATCATCGGCGATGGTCCCCTTATCGTTCACGCCTGGAGCCGCAAGGCGCGCGAGCAGATGCTAGCCAAACAGATGAAGAAGGCCACGGCCGGTAAGACCGCCAAGGACCCGTGGCAGGACTTCTGCGAAAGCCTCTACTGGCTCGACGGTCTGCCCGACAGGCCGACGGAGGACGACGTCGAGAACGGCCGCTTCGGCTTCCCGGCCGTGGCGTTCAAGGCTTCGGCAATCACCGCTGTCACCACCATCGGCAGCCTGACTAAGGTCCTGGCGCGCCAGTGCTTCCACATCGCCGACGAGATGGTCGAAATCCTCGGTCCGCCGCCGGCGATGCGCGAGGACATGGTTCGCGTTGGCATGGGGACGGCGGACATCCGCCACCGCGGCGAGTTCAAGCCCTGGGGCGCGATCCTCCGGGTGCAGTTCAACGCCAACGTCCTTTCCGCCGAGCAGGTGCTGAGCCTGTTCGAGGCCGGCGGCTTCGGCGTCGGCGTCGGCGAATGGAGGCCCGAAAAGGACGGTGTCTCCGGTCGCTTCCACGTCGCCCGCACCGGGGAGGCGATGCCATGCCGGTGAGATATGGCTGGCGTCCCGGCTCGCGGGTCGAGCTAGACGCTCAGAAGGCCGGCGAGGCGCTTGCGCGGCTGGAGAAGCGGCACAACGGGCTGCTGGAGCCCGAGACGATCGTGGTGTCCGCGAAGAACGCGGCGTCGGCGCTGCACGGTCACTTCGAATGGGACGATTCCGTCGCCGCCGGCGAGTACCGCAAGGATCAGGCCCGCGAACTGGTCCGCAGCCTGACCATCGACATCAGCCGCTCGAACGTCGAGCCGGCCAAGCCGATCCGGGCCTATGTCAGCGTTGAGAGCGGCGGCGAGCGGGGATACGCCTCGGTCGCCACCGCCATGAGCAGCATTGAACTTCGGCGCCAGGTCATCGCCAGGGCCTGGGCCGAGTTGGAGGCGTGGCGGCAACGTCACGCGGAGCTAGTCGAGCTCGGTCGCGTCTTCTCGATGATCGACCAAGGCCCTCCTGAGGCCGCCGACTAGGCTCTTCCCGTCCTCAACCGGGAAAAACATGGCAGGCGAGGCAAGACAAGGCATGGCTTGGCACGGCGGCGCGAGGCCAGGCCAGGTGCGGCAGGCAAGGCAACGCATGGCAGGCCATGGCTCGTCATGGCACGGCGCGGCGAGGCGTGGCGCGGCAGCGCTAGGCTGAAGAAGGGCGGTCTTCGGGCCGCCCTTCACACTTTAGGAGCCGAGAATGGCGAACTCGATCTCGGTCAGCATCACCGCCGACGTCGCCGACCTGGTGTCGAAGCGCGCCGTCCTGTCGTCGGAGTTGAAGGCCGCCACGGCGGATCTGAACAGCTTCGCCAAGACCGCCCGCACCAGCGGCATGACCGACGAACTGCGCGCGGAAATGCAGAAGGCCGCCGAGGCGACGGTCAAGGCTCGCGCCCAGATCGCCGCGCTCGACGTCGAGATGAAGAAGCTGGCGGCGGACAGCAAGGGCAGCTCGCCGTTCGCCGGACTCAAGGCTGACGTCGAGCAGATCAGCGCCCTGCGCGAGAGCGTCGCCGGTCTTGGCCAGGCCATTGCCGCGGCCTTCGCGGTCAGGGAACTGGCCGAGTTTGCGTCCAAACTGGGCGAAACGGCGGAAAAGTCGCTCAAGACCGCCGAGACCTTCGGGCTGACCGTCGGCGAAGTCCAGAAGATGAACGCCCAGGCCACCCTGTTCGGCGTGTCTGGGGATGCGCTATCGACCGCCATGATGCGGGTCGACCGTAGCTTCGCGGCGGCCAAGCAAGGAAGCGCCCAGGCGGCCAACGCCTTCAAGGCCGCCGGAATCGACGTCAATGGCGCCTATACGCAGACGCAGCTGCTGAGTGCGGCCCTTGCGGGCTTGGCGAACATGGAGGCCGGGCCCGCCAAGATCGCCGCCGCGATGGCCATGTTCGGCCGCAATATCCAGGAAATCGGCCCGCTGCTGGGCCTGACCAAGGAGCAGATCGCCGAGGCCAACGACGAGATCGAAAAGTACGGCGCGGTCAACCAGGAGGCCGCGTCCAAAGGGATCGCGCTGGCGGAGGCTCAGAAGGAAAACAAGGTCGCCATGATGGGCCTGGGGAACGTCCTGACGGACACCCTGGCGCCGGCCTTCAAGGACGTCACCTCTGGCCTCAACGACATGACCGGGGCCTTCGTGCAGTCCTACAAGGAGGGCGGCGCGGCCAAGGATCAGATGGACGCCCTCGGCACGGCCGTGAAGGCGCTGGCCGACTTGTTCGCCTTCCTCGGGCTGATCGTCGACTTCGTGTTCAAGACGATCGACGGCGCGATCTGGGGGGTTAATGCCGTACTGGATCCGCTGATCGATCTCGTCGTCGGCGGCTGCAAGACGATGGGAGACGCCTTCAGGACCTTCGGCGACGTGACCAGGGACGCGCTTACGCTGAATTGGGGAGCCATCGAGGGCGACATCACGTCCGGCGCGCAGCGGGTCGCGGCCGATGTGGTGGACACCGCCAAGCGGATGGGCGCGGACGCGGCGGCGGCCTGGAAGCAGGGCCAGGATGAATGGCTGTCGGCCGACAGTGACGCCAGCGCCTATCTGGCATGGGAAAAGAAGCTCTGGAGCCAAGCTCAGGGCGCGCCCCTGCCTAAGGAAGGGACCGGCACGACCGGCGCCGATGCGGGCAAGAAAGGCGCTGGTTCCGGCGCCGGCGGCGGCCTGAGTCTGGGCGGGAGCGACAAGGCCCTCGCCGGCTTCGACAAGTTCCTGGCGGACGGCCGGAGGGCCGCGCAAGCATTCTTCAACGACCTCTTTGCCGGCTACAAGCGCACGTCCGATGCCGCGGTGAAGGCGGACGAAACCGCGGCCAAGGCTAGGCAGGACTCGCTCGAGGAACAGGTCGCCGCCGTCGATCGGGCGGAAAAGGAAGGGGTGATCAGCGCCCGGCAGGCGTTCGTCCAGAAGAAGGCGCTCTACGAACAGGAGCGCCAGGCCGCCATCGAGGCGGCGGACCAGATCTATGCCGACCGGACCCTGGCCGATCGAAAGATCATCAGTTCCGGAGAGGCCACGGCCGCCCAAATCAACGCCGCCCTTAAGGACGAAACAGACGCCTTCGCCCAGATGGAGGCGGCCAAGGTCGCGGCCAACGCCGCGGCGGACAAGAAAATCCTCAGCGCCGAACAGCAGGCCGCTCAGCAGGTCAAGGCGCAGTGGGACAAGACCATCACGCCCTTGGTGCAGGACTTCGGCCAGGGACTGCTTCAGATGGCCGAGGGAGCCAAGAACTTCGGTCAGGTCATGGCGGGAATCGGGCAGAAGATGCTCGGCAGCTTCGTCAACACCGTCGCGGGGATGGTGTCGAAATGGCTGATGGAACACACCGTGATGGCTTCCATCCATGCGCTGTTCAATACGCAGAAGGTGGCGAGCGACGCGACCGCCTCGGCGACGGCGGCGGCCACTCAGAAAGCCCTGGCGATCACCCAGGTATCGACCATGGCGGGGCTTGCCGGCGCTGGAGGGGTAGCATCAATGGCAGCCGCGCCTTTCCCGTTGGACCTGGGCGCGCCCGCCTTCGGCGCGGCCATGTCGGAGGCGGCGCTGGCCTATGGGGCCTTGGCCTCACTCGACGTCGGCACGAACTACGTCCCCAATGACATGATCGCCCAGATCCACGCGGGCGAGCGGGTCATCCCCGCCGGCGATAATCGGGATCTGATGGCTCTCGCTGCTCGGGGAGGTGGCTTCGGCTCCGGCGGCGGCGGTGGCCACGTCTTCAACTTCGGCGACTTCAACGTCCATGGAGGGCCCTCTGGAATGTCGCCCGCCGAGTTCAGGAAGGCGTTGAAGGACCACGCCACCCATGTGGCGAACGCCGTTCATGCGGCGGCGCGGGGCGGCTGGCGCTCGAATGAAGCCAGCCCGTTCAGGGCGGGCTGAGAAGCCGCCTTGTCGATCGCCAACGCCTAGTGACCGCAGCTGACCGCGACGAAATGCGTCGAACAGTCGACGTTCGTGCTGTTGGTGGTGGCGTTCATGAGCAGATGATCGGGGCCAAAGACGAAGACCACGACACTGGTCTCGCCGGTGGCGCCGCCGGCGAACAGTCCGACGACGGGAATGAAGCTCGTCATCTTGGGCCTCGCGTGTATTGAAGTATAGGCCACCGATTCATATCCATTTGACATCGTTGTCATCGACATCGGTTTGCCGAGTTTGCTGATCACATCATCCGGCGTGGCGACGCCAACCTTGAACTGAGCGACATCATCGGCGGTCACGGTCTTGGCGATCGCCCCCGTCGCCATCGCCAGCGCCAACACGCATCCGATCAGTACCCGCATCGCTATCCTCCGGTTGAGAGAACGGAAGATGCGCCCACAGCCCGGCAATGTGAAGGGAGCGAGCCTTGGCGATCACCCCCTACGTCCCGCCTGCGGCCCTCTCGTCGCTGCCCTCGGGCATCTGGAGCGGCACGCAAGGCCTGCCGGTGTTGCCCTTCCTGCCGGGGCAGACGCCGGAGGTCAGCAAGGCCCCGCTGTGGTCGACGGAGGTCAAGCGCATGGCCTCGGGCCGCGAGCGGCGCACCGCCTATTGGCCGTCGCCCCTGTGGCAGTTCGAGCTCAAGTACGCGGTGATCCGCCACCAGCCCACGACCGCCGAACTCGCCACCATGTGGGAGTTCTTCAACGTCCTGCAGGGCCAGTTCGCGCCCTTCCTGTTCGTCGATCCATCCGACTGCCAGGTGCTCTCCTCGGCGCCGGCCAGCTTTGGAACCGGCGACGGCTCGACCAAGACCTTCCAGCTTGCTCGCCAGATGAACAGCTTCTCCGAGCCGGTGTACGACGTCTATAGCCCGACGATCCGGGACAACGGCGGGGCGGCCGGGGCATACACCATCGCGCCCAACGGCCTGCTGACCTTCACCACCGCGCCCACCAGCGGCCATGCGCTGACCTGGTACGGCTATTTCTACTTCGGCTGCCGCTTCCTGCAGGACGACCTGACCTTCGATCAGATCGTGCAGCTGTTGTGGTCGGGCAAGTCGCTCAAGTTCACGAGCATCCGTCCATGAGCAAGACGCCGATCGACAACGGCACGCCCGGCGCGACGCTCGCCCTGCTCAACGGCGGCGCGGACTTCCAGATGGCCGATCTGTGGGAGATCACGCTCAACGGCGGCACGGTGGTGCGCTGGCACGGCGCGGGCATGAGCGCCCCGCTGACGTTCAACGGGAACACCTATCTGGCCGGGCCCGGCATCGAGCGCGGCAAGATCAGCACCAAGCTCGGCGTCGAAGTCGCGACGCTCGATGTCCGCATCGCGGCGAACAGCGCCGATCTGATCAACGGCGCGGCGCTGATCCCGTTCGCTCAGGGGCGTGGGTTCGATGGGGCCACCGTCAAGCTCTACCGCGCCTTCCTGGCGAGCTGGGCGCTGCCCTACACCATTGTCGGGGCGGTGATCGCCTTCTCTGGCCGGGTGACCTCGCTCAAGGACGTGTCACGCTCCGGCTTCACCATGACCGTGAGCGCCTGGACGGTGCTGCTGAACGTGAACATGGGGCCGGACGTGTTCCAGGCCGGCTGCCTCAACAGCCACTATGACGGCGCCTGCGGCCTCTCGCCCAGCAACGTCTCGGGCACGGTCTCGGCCGGCGCGACCACGCTGGGCTTCCACACCAGCCTGACCAACGCCGACCACTATTTCGACAAGGGCACGATCACCTTCACCTCCGGGAACAACTCAGGTCTCAGCCGGGCGGTGGCGAGCTATCTCAACGCCTCCGGCGCGATCACCGTGGCCTTCCCGCTGCCCTTCGCGCCGGCCAACGGCGACAGCTTCCACGCCGTGCGGGGGTGCCTGCTCACCATGGCCGACTGCCTGGCGCAATCGAACCTGATCCACTTCCGCGGCCAGCCGTTCACGCCGCCGGCCATCACGGGGGCTGTCGGCTGATGAGCGAGACCGAAGAGCGCGCCCTGGTGATCGCTGAGGCCCGAGCCTGGCTCGGCACGCCCTACCACCACCGCGCCTGCATCAAGGGCGTCGGCGTCGACTGCGCGCAGCTGCCGATCGGCGTCTGGTCTTCGGTGGGTCTGATTGAGAAGTTCGACACCGGCGACTATCCCTCCGACTGGCACCTCCACCGCGAGGAGGAGCGCTATGCCGGCATCGTGCTGCGCCTGGCGGCCGAGATCACCGCCGAGGAAGTCCAGCCAGGCGATCTGATCCTGTTCAAGTTCGGCCGGGCCTTCTCTCACGGCGCCATCCTCGTCGAGCCTGGCGTGGTGGTGCATGCGGTGCGGCAGGACGGATGCGTGACCCTCGGCGACCTGGACCGTGACGCCCAGCTGATCGATCGGCCGCGGCGCTTCTTCTCGTTCTGGAGGAAGCGCGATGGGCGGTAGATCGGCCGGGAACGTCATCACCCGCTACGCCGGGATCCAGGTCCAGACGTCCTCGCTTGGGGTCAACGTCCCGGTCGGCTGGGGCACGTTCCGCTGCAAGTGCAACCTGGTCGACTATCTGGACTTCGGCTCCAAGGCGCAGAAGGCGGCGGCCAAGGGCGGTTCGACCATCACCGGCTACAGCTATTCGGCGACGCTGGTCCTGGCGATCTGCGAGGGGCCGATCGACTCGATCTCGCAGGTCTGGGTCGACAGCAAGACCGAGAGCCTGGCGAGCTCCGGACTGACCCTGGCGACGGGCGCGGTGGGGCAGTCGGTCTGGTCCTATCTGACCAGCAGCCATCCCGATCACGCTCTCGGCTATTCGGGCCTGGCCATCGTCTACGCCTCGAACTACCCGCTCGATTCCGGGGCCGGCACGCCAAACCACAGCTTCGAGGTGGTGCGCACCGCCAGTTTCGGGGTGGGGGGTACGCCGGACGCCGACCCGTCGCTGGTGGTGACGGACTTCTTCACCAACGCCCGCTACGGCGTCCCGTCGTGGGGCACGGGCCTGCTGGGCTCGCTCACGCAGTACCAGAACTACTGCCTCGCGGCGGGCCTCTTGGTCTCGCCGGTGATCGATTCCCAGCGCAGCGCCTCGGACTTCCTGAACGAACTGCTCAAGGCGACCAACTCCACCTGCGTCTGGTCAGAAGGGGTGCTGAAGTTCATCGCCTATGGCGACACCGCCCTGACGGGGAACGGCAAGACCTACACGCCCAACGTCACCCCGGTCTATTCGCTCACGGACGATCACTTCGTGGTGGAGAAGGACAGTCCCCCGATCCTGGTCGACGTCATGGACCAGTCCGACGCCTACAACGTGATCCAGCTCGAATATCTGGACCGCTCCAACCAGTACAACATGGCCATCGCCCTGGCCTCCGACGCCGCCAACGTCGCTCAGTACGGCATGCGGCGCAAAGACCCGGACACGGTGCATTGCATCTGCGCCTCCGCGGTCGCGGCGATCTCGGCGCAGCTCTTCCTGCAGCGGACGCTCTACGTCCGGGGCCAGTACAAGTTCACCCTGGCCTGGCCGTTCGCCCTGCTGGAGCCCGGCGACATCGTGCAGATCACGGATGCCGGCCTGGGGCTGAGCGCCTATCCGGTGCGGATCATCCAGATCGACGAGGACGAGACCGGCGGCCTTCAGGTCACGGCGGAAGACGCCCCCATCGGCATCGCCGCGACCCCGCTCTACACCATGCAGGCCGGCGTCGGTTACGCCGTCAACCAGGGCGTTGATCCGGGCGGGGTGGAAGCGAACCTGCTGCTCTATTCAGGCGACGCATCCAACGCGGCATGGGCCAAGGTCAATGCCACCGTCACGGGCGCGAGTCACACCGACCAATACGGATTGACCACGGCCGCTACGATTGTTCCGACCGCGGTGAATGGCGAACACACCGTCTACCAGACCTTCACCAATACCTTCGCCGGTCTCAACTATACCTACACGGCCTGCGTCCAACAGGGCGCGCACAAGCTCGTCGAGTTTCGCGTCATGGATGCCCCCCATGCTAACGGGGCTTATTTCGAAGCCGATGTGAACGCCGGAATCATCACCGTTGGGCCGATCGTCATTGGCGCGGCGACCGTCACTGCCGCGAGCGTCAGCGCCAGCCTGGTCGCCGGCATCTGGGTGTTGAGCCTGACGATCAACATTCCCAGCGCGGCCCCGGAGGTTGTGGCGATCAGCGTTCTCGATGCTTCGGGCAATTTTGTCTGGACGGGCGACGGGTCGAACGCGATCTACGTCTCGCAACAACAGCTCTATCAGGGCCTGCCCGGCCGGCCCCACGCGGCCACGGCCGCCGAGATCGCCGGGCCCTACCTGTTCAACCCGCCATCGGTGCTGGCTGCGGGCGGCCAGGTCTGGGCGGCGGTGGCGGGCGGCCCCAACTGGGGCGGCGCTCACGTCTGGGTCTCGACGGACGGGACGAACTATCAGCAGATCGGGACGATCGACGCGCCGGCGCGCTACGGCTACGCCACGGCCTCCTTCGCCAGCCACGCGGACCCGGACACGACGAACACCCTGGCGGTGGACCTGGGCGCATCTGGCGGCGAGCTGACGGCGGGCTCCACGTCGGACGCCGACGCGGGCGGGACACTGTGCCTGATCGACGACGAGCTGATCTGTTTCACGGCCGCCACCCTGACCAACCCGAACCGCTATAGCCTGGGGACCAGCATCCGGCGGGGATATCTCAACAGCGGCGTCGCCGCCCACTCGGCCGGCGCGCTGTTCGTGCGGTTGGACGACGCCATCTTCGACTTCCCCTACTTCGCCACCAACGCGGGCCAGGTCGTCTACGTCAAATTCCAGAGCTTCAATCTCTGGGGCCTGGGCATCGTCGACCTGTCGGACTGCCTGGTCTACTCGATCACCCCCACCCAGATCGGCTCGGCGGCCCCTTCGAGCGCGGCCTGGACGGCGGTCGGGACGGTGCTGAGCAACGCCGGCCAGTCCATCCCCGCCATCGTCATCACCGGCGCCAGCGACAATCCGAGCGCCACGGCGATCGACTTCGACTATCGCGTGACGGGGACCAGCATCTGGGCCAGCGGCGGAATGGGCAACCCGACCACGACCCGCAAGGAGATCACCTCCGTCCAGTCCGGCCAGACCTACGACGTGTCGGTGCTCTATCTGGTCAACGGCGTCCCCACCTTCCGCGAGATCATCGCCAGCGCGATCACGGTGGGGACCATCAGCGGCGGCAGCGGCGGCAGTGGTCCCGGGACGACCTTGCTCAATGACTCGGTGTCCGGATCGGGCAAGACCTTCGTGCTGCCGGCGGGTTCGTATACGCACGTCGACATCGTCTTGACGGGGATCGGCGGGGCCGGGTCGGGCTATGTCACCGGCGACGTGAAGGACGGCTGGACCTACACCGACTATGGCGGTTCGGCGGCGGGCGCGGCGGTGGTGCTGGGCTTCCCGGCCAGCCCTGGCCTGACCATCACCTACACCCTGCCGGGGTCGACCGGCTCAGCCGCGACGGCGACGGCGACCGGCCTGTCGATCAGCGCCAACAGCGGGGTCAACGCGCCCAGCGGCGGCCCTGGGACCCCAGGCGGGTCGGCGACCATCACCACCGCGACCGGCGCGAGCGCGACCCACGCCTACACCGGTCATGCGGGCGGCCTGGTCGACTCCTGGGATGGCGGCGGCGCGGCGGACATCACCGGGACCTATGTCGATCAGACGACCGACAGCCAGCCCGGCCTGTCCCCAGGCGGCGGTGGCGCCGGCGGCTCATTCACCAGCCAGCCCGGCGCCGGGGCGTGTCTGCAGATCATCGCGAGGGCCTGATGCGACGCGTCGATCATCCTTCCGAGGTCGTCATGGACGGCGGCGCGCACCCGTGGACCGTGCGGCTGAAATATACGACCGTCGCCGAGCTGCTGCACGACTACCGCCAATCCAACGCCGTCATCGGTCGCCGCCATTGCCCGGTCAGCGACTACCTGGCCGCCCATCTCGACGACGATGTGACCGAGGTCGAGGCCTACATCTACGCCCATGAGGAGTGGGGCCCGACCGCGATTTGCGAGTCGATCGTCAAGACCCTGATGTTCAACAACGCCCAGACGCACGAGCACGGCGAGTTCGTCGCCGGCTGGGCGCAGCACTATTTGCTGCTCAACCTGATCCAGCATCACCCGTTCGAGCGGGCGCGCGGGCCTTTCAGCGAGATGCTCAAGCACCGCGACATGCGCTTCGCCAGCCCCGCGGCGGCCTATGTCGCCCTGGCCTATCTCAACCAGGGCCACCCGAACCCGCGCAAGTTCCTCGAAAAGCCCGAGGTGGCCGCCAAGTTCCCGGCCGACCTGGCCCTCGCCGCTTTCGCCGCGCCCGACTTCGACCCCGCCTGAACCCTCCCCAAGGCTACGCGCTCAAGCAGCCCGCAGGGCGATAGCGCAACAAGGAATCCGCCCCATGAAAATCTTCCCGCCCATCCTGGCGGCGCTGGCGCTCGCCTGGGCGTTCGGCGCCGCGGCCCAGACCACCACCACCGACAAGCCGACGTCATATCAGGACCAGGTCGGCCGCACGCAGGCGGCCGATGGAGTGAACCTGGTTGGCCGCGATTCTGGGGACGGCCACGTCTGCCTGGTCGGCGGTTCCGACGCGAATTGCCAGATCCTCGTCGGCGCGACGATCTCGACGGCGGGCCTGGCGTTGGAGACCGGCGGCAACCTGGCCAGCACCGCCACCAACACCGGGACCACGGCGAGCGAGCTGGGCGCGGTCACCGCCAGCCCGACCGCCTACACCATCGGCGACCGGCTGAAGACCATCAACAGCACGCTCGGCTCGCCCTTCCAGGCCGGCGGATCGATCGGCAACACGGCGTTCGGGATCAGCGGCAACCTGCCCGACACGGCGGGCGGCAGCCTTGCCGCCATCGCGACTGCGCAGGGCGCGGGGGGCACGGGCATCACCCAGCCGACCGGCGGTTCCGGCGTCCTCGGCTGGCTGTCCGGCATCTTCAAGGCCGTGGTCGGCCTGCCGATCGCGCCCGGCACGGCGACGGGCTCCAACACCTTCGTCTGGGTCGGCTGCCAGACCTTGACCGCCCTGCCGTCCTACACGACCGCCCAGTTGAACGGGCTCGATTGCGAACCTGACGGCGATCTGCGCGTCACCTTGCCGGATTACAACAACACCGCCGGCACCGGGCTCAACGTCACCACCAACGCCTCGACCACGGGCGGCGCGAACACCAAACGCATCCAGGTGGCCAACAACACCACCTCGATCGCGGTGTGCACGGCGGCCTGCACGCTCTACGGCGGCTATGTCCAGAACAACTCGGCGACCATCGCCTACGTCAAGACCTACAACACCGCCCAGGAATCCACGACCTGCGGCTCTGGAACCGTCATCGACGAGTTCATGATCCCGGCCAGCACCTCCGGCGCGGGCGCGCTGATCCAGATCGGCGGCAGCGTCGGGGCGGCCTATTCGACCGCGCTCAGCGTCTGCATCACCACCGGCTACGCCGACAACGACACCACGGCTCCGGCCGCCAGCGCCTACGTTGTGAGCCTGTACACCAAATGATCCGTCGTCTCCTGATCGGGCTGGCCGCGCTGCTGTGGCCAGCGCTGGCCAGCGCCCAGATGCTGACCCTCGGCGTCGGGCCGGGCAGCTTTGGGCCTGGCATCACCTATTCGTCCTCGATCGGGGCGCTGTTTCCGCAGGACGTGTGGGTCGGCACCACGACCGCGCTGGGCGTCACCAACTCCAAGACGCTGACCTACAGCTTCTGGATCGCCGGGGCGAACAACGGCGGCTCCAACCCCGGCGGCAATACCACCATCCTGCTCAACGGCCAGTCCGGGGCTGGCACGGGGCCGTCTTCCAGCCATTGCGAAGTCATCGCCGGAACCTCGCCCGGCATCTGCCCGTCGTTCGACAGCAGCGGGGTGATGGCGCAATTCAACTTCAACAATTCGACCGGCAGCAATCACACCACCGATGCGATCAAGATCGATGGCGTTGCCGGTCACACCGTGTTTTCTTCCGGCGGCTGGCACCATTACCTGATGAGCTTCGACGCCGCCGCCCAGGTCTGGGCGATCTACGTCGATGGGGTGGACCGGAAGGCGGACGGCTCGTTCGTCATGGCCGACTTCGCCAACACCTCGCCGGACCTGAACAACTCGTCCGGTTTCGCCCTCGGCAACACGTCTGGCGGGGCCGCCTATGGCAAATGGTCCTGGCTGGCGGACCTGTTCATGGCCGAGGAGAGCATCGTCTGCACGGGCGCGGGAACGCCCTTTGGCGACTGCGCCGGCGCCAACACCATCCCGCCCTCCAAGCTGGCCAAGTTCATCTCCGGCGGCAAGCCGGTGGCGCTGGGCTCGGACTGCTCGCAGCCTACCGGCCGCAAGCCCGAAGTCTGCGCGGTGGGCGGCGCCGCCGGGATGCAGACCAACACCGGATCGGCCACCACGGCCTGGTCGACCACGGCCTACTACACCGGCGCCGCGGTCTATGACGCGCCCTACGGGCCGGCGGGGCCGCCCGCGCACCAGGCGACGCTCAAATGGTTGCCGCAGGCGCAATGGGTCCTGGCCAGCGGTTCGACCAGTCTCACCACCACGGTGATGGGGATGCCGATCGCGCAGGGCGACTTCATCGTGCTGATCGCCTCGGTGGTGGACAGCGGCACCGTGAACCACAACGTCCAATGCCCCACCGGCGGCGCGACCACCTGGACTCAGGTCGGCCCGGCGTTCGACATCTACGAGGATGACAGCATCGTCCTTTGCTATGGCTTCGCCGGCTCGGGCGAGACGGGCGCCGACACCTTCACCTGGACCAATTCGACCTATCGCTCGCTGGAGTATGTGTTCCTTGACTACGGAACCACGGTCGCCTCGGTGGACACCGGTGCGACAGGCTGCCTGAACACCTACACCACCAGCCAGTCGGGGTGCGCCCAGTCGATCAGCGGCACGCAGTCCTCGCTCAAGACCCCCAGCCTGACCACCTCCTCGGCCAACGAGACCGTGGTCAGCATTTTCGGCAACTGGAACGCTGGCACCAAGAACATGACGGTACCGACCGGGACCAACGGGCGCTTTCGCGTGCCCTATAACGGCTCAGCCGCCCAGATCCTGATCGCCGACAAATATGCGGTGAGCTCGGGGGCTAATGTCCAGGCCACCGCCCCGATCAGCCCGGCGGATACCGGGACCGGCTTTTCCCTCGCCCTCGTGCCCAACTGACGCCTTCGCGAACGGCGTTCGCCTCCTCTCACCTTCAGAGATCTCCATGACCGACAACCTGCCCACGGTTCCGGCGCCGACCGCTCGCGCGCTCAATCTCTTTTCCATCGTGCGCGCCCTGCTGGCCGCCCTCGGCGGGGTGCTGGTCCAGGACGGCCTGATCAATGCCGACCAGTCCCAGCAGCTCGCTGGTGCGCTCGCTCTGGTCATCGTGATCGGCTGGTCGATCTACAAGAACCTGCGAGGCACGGCGACACTGCGCGCCGCCATGCTCGCCGCGCCCGTGGCGCTGGTGAACGCCTCGGGCAAGCCAGTCGTCCCTGCGCCGGCTGGGCCGGCCGGCCAGTGATCTCCGCCGCCCAGCTGCACGCCTTCGCCCCGCGCTGTGACGCGGCCGTCTGGGCGCCGGCGCTCGAGGCGGCGTGTGCGCGGTTCGAGATCGACAGCGACCTGCGCCTGACGCACTTCCTGGCCCAGGTGTCGCAGGAATCGGCCGGCCTGACGGTGTTCGAGGAGAACCTGAACTATTCGGCCGAGGCGCTGGCCAAGCTATGGCCCGGCCGGTTCGCTCCGCCGCTCAACGCCCAGTACGCCCGCCAGCCGGAGCGGATCGCCAACCGGGCCTATATGGGCCGCATGGGCAACGGCGACGAGGCCTCCGGCGACGGCTGGCGCTTCCGCGGGCGCGGGCCGATCCAGATCACCGGGCGCGCGGGCTACGTGGCTCTGTCGCCGGTGCAGGGCGTCGACCTGGAGGGCAGTCCCGATGCGCTGCTGCAGCCGGCCCTCGGCGCGTTGGTGGCCGCGCAATACTGGGCCGAGCGCGGCTGCAACGAACTGGCGGACGCCGATGACATCAAGACCATCACCCGCCGGATCAACGGCGGGCTGACCGGGCTGGACGGCCGCCAGGCGGCGTTCCAGGCTGCCCGCGCCATCTGGCCGGCATAGAGGGAACCCAGCCATGCTCGCCCCGTTCCTGGCCGCCGCGCTGGCCACCGCCGCGCCCGCGTCCTACATCGCCCCGGATGGCCGCACGGCTGCGCAGCTGATCACCGCGCATGTGCTGCCGGATCCGGCGCGGACGCCCGGCGTGCTCAATCCGGCCGTCACGCCGACGACGATCGGGGCCACCATCTGCGTCCACGGCTGGACCGCGACGGTGCGGCCCTCGACCCGCTACACCGATGAGCTGCGCAACGCCGCCACCCCGCCGGGCGCCAAGCCGCTCGATGGCGAGCTGGATCACCTGATCTCGATCGAGGACGGCGGCGCGCCGGCGGACCCCAAGAACCTCTGGTGGATGATCTACGCCGACCGCTACGGCGCCCGCGTCAAGGATGTGCTGGAGACCAAGGTCGCCCACATGGTCTGCGCCGGGACGCTCACCCTCGACCAGGCCCGCGCCGCTCTCAGCCCGAACTGGCTGATCGGCTACCAGCGCTACGTCGGCCCTCTGCCGAAATGATCCATCGTCTGGCGGCCGTGGCCGTCATCCTCGCGCAGGCGGGGATCGCCCTGGCCCTCTCCGGCTGCGCCGGTGTGCCGATCGGCGGTCACCAGTACGTCTACGTCGGCGTGGGCGTCGTTCACATCGACAAGCAGGCCGACGCCACGGGCGTCCGCTCGACCACGCTCGGCCTGGTCGCCGGCTGCGGCCAGATCACCGTCGGCGCCCAGAGGTCGTTCTGCGCGGTGCTGCCCGCGCACGGCAACGTCGCGATCATCAACCGCGAAAGTCTCACCGTCCAACCCGTCCGGCCAAGGAGCCAGCCATGAAACTCATTCCCTTCCTCGGGGCGATCGCCCTTGCCATCGCCCTTTCCGCCTGCGGCACGCTGACCAGCCACGACGCCGTGAAGGTCAACGGCGTCGCCCTCAACCTGAACGCCAACTCCGGGGTGACCGCCGGCCAGTTCAGCATCACCGTCGATCGGGCGCCCCGGTTCATCCCCAAGGACCAGACGCAAGACACCGTGACGGCCTGCGGCGGGATCGACTCTCCCGACACCTATGCCGACCTGAACGTCAAGGCGACCGCGACCGCGACCGCCTCGCCCGTCAACCTCGCGGGCGCCGCGGCTGGCGCGCCGGCCGGGACGATCTCCGCGCCTTCGGTCGCGCTGGCCACCGGCGACGTGTCGGCCAACGGCTGCGCGGCCATCATCGCGGCGGCGGCGACCACCGCCCATCCCGCCGACGTAGTGGCGACCGCGCTCAACCACACGACCCTGCCGGCCGCCTCGGCATCCGACATCGTGCGCGACGGCGTAGCGCCGAAGTAGGCCGCGCACTAACCGCGCCGGCTCGGGAGTCGTCGCCATGGTTCACAGGGCCATCTACCACCTTGAGCAGGCTCGGGCCGCGATCGAACGCGATGCCCCGACCTGCGCGGGCTGCAAGAAGGCCATCGACGATGGCGACGACTACCGCTGCTGGGACTGCAAGGGGCTCTACTGCGGCCAGTGCGTGAAGGCGCACTTCGGCCAGCGTCACCAGCCGCACCCGCTGTTGGTCCGACAAATCCATGAGGGCGTCAGTTCCCTGGTGGCTCGCTTTCGTGCGCGGCTGCCATCCGGAGGGCTCGGCGAGGGGCTTCCCGACGATGCTGACGCCCTGGCCCTGTTCCGCTGCGAGGAAGTGCTGCGGCGACTGCCGCTAGACTGAGGATCGACCCATGGTCCACGCTCCCGTGTTCTTCGTCGAGCCGTCCGGGCGCTCGAAGCGCTGGCTGCGCCGGCATGCAACGGGTCCATGCCCAGGCATGCCGGGCGCATCCGGCTATCACAACGCCCAGGCCTTCCTCGACGTGATCGCCGGAGCTCAAACCTCCGGCGATCTCTGGGACCATGCCGACCCGCGATGGCCCAAGGCCTGCGAGGGTTGCGGGCGGCCGTTCGTTGACACTGACTCCTGGCAGCTGTTCGCCCGCCATCTCTACTGCCGCGCCGACAACGCCCAGGAGTTCACCCTGGATGAAGCGCCGATCGGGGCGGTGTGGGACGCGGATTGGCTGCATGAGGACCGGTCCTGGTGCGGACCGGACGGTCGCTCGCTGCATGTGAAGCTTCCCGGCGGCCATACCTGGTGCATCGACGGCCGCGCGAGCAATTGCACGATGCCGGACGACAACGTGCACAAGTGCTGGGTCCGCCACGGCAGCCCAGAGGACAGCTCGCTCCACGTCGACAAGAACGGCCACACCTGCGCGGCCGGCGCGGGATCGATCGGCATCCCCGGCTGGCATGGCTTCCTGCACAACGGCGTCCTGAGCGAGGCCGGGTGATCATGACCGACGAGCAGATCAAACACATGGTCGAACGCTTCCTCCGCTGGCGGCTGCCCGAGGACTTCCGCCCGGACTGCGGGATTGAGTTCGACGCCGACGCGGCGAAGCGGCTGAACCCGAGGAACCACCGCTATGAGCCGGTCGGGACCAACCTCCTCAGCTACGCCCAGGCCGAGGCGATGGTGCGGCATATGCTCGAGGGTCTTCCGGCCATTCCGCTGGAGCCAACGGAGGCGCGAGGTTGTGGCGCTATCGAGTGCGTCAACGAGTGCGGCGGCGACTTCACTTGGGCGACATGCCCGAACGTTCGGGGCGCCCCTGGAAGCGAGACACGGTGACCGACCCCGCTCCCGCGCCTCTCGGCCCCGATGACGCCCGGCTGGCTCCGACCTGGCGCGCGGCCTATTCGGACCGCACGGCGCTGCTGATGGCCGAGCTGGCGGAGCTGGCCTATCAGGACCAGGGTCAGCTTCCGGCGCTGCTCCAGGCCGGCGGCTTCCAGCTGGTGGGGGCGTTCAACGCCGCGAGCGTGGCCGGCTTCGTCGCGGTCGCGCCGGGGCAGCTGGCGGTGCTGGCCTGGCGCGGGACCGCCGACCTGGCCGACTGGGGCTATGACCTCGACGCCCGGCCAATCGAGATGCCGGGCCCGCTCGGGATCGAGGTTCACGAGGGCTTCTGGCGGGCGTTCAGCGCCGCCCAGACCGCCGCGCGCGCTCTGGTGGACAGGATTCCGGCCGACCTCGGCCTCTACATCACCGGCCATTCCCTGGGCGGCGCGCTGGCCCAGATCGGCGCCGCGGCGTTCGAGCGCGACACCCTGGCGGCCTGCTACACCTTCGGCAGCCCGCGCGTGGCCACGGCGAGGTTCGACGAGCTGGTGAAGTGTCCGCACTACCGCGTGGTCGACCAGTGGGACCTGGTGCCGGCCGTCCCGCCGGCGCTGCACGGCTTCCGCCACACCGGAGATCCTCGGCTGCTCAAAGGCGACGCGCCCATCCAGGCGCTGCGCCGCGACCGCGAGCTGATCCCGCGCGTGCTGGTCGACCTCTGGTCGCTGCTGGCGTGGCCGTTCCGCAAGCGCCTGACAGCCGTCGATGACCACATGATCTGGAACTACCGGCGCCGCCTGCAGAGCATCGCCACAGCCCGCGCGCCCTCCGTGGTGAGAGCGGTCCGATCTGTCTACTGACCAAGGGGAGGGGTTGACGCATGAGTCCAGAGGGGTGGTTGAGCGCGGGCGCCATTGGGGCGGCGGCCATTGGGTGGGTGACGGCGCTTTGGGGCGCAGCGAAGATACGCGGCGCCGAGAGCGCGCGGCTGGACGCCCTGGATGAGGCCTTCACCCGCCATGGCGAGACCCACGTCTCGATCGAGACCGTCAGCTCCCTGTCCAGCCAGTTGGCGGAGCAGTCCAGGCAGCTGAAGACCCAGGAAGAGGAGATCAAGCGCGTCACCTCGGCCGTCAACGAGATTCAGATCCTGGCGGAACAGGTCAAGGGCCTGGACCGCCTGGTCACCACCCAGCTCGACGAGATCAAGCACTCCCTCCGCCGCATGGAGGAGCGCAGCTTCGACCCGCCGGCGCCGCCCCACGCCGGCCGGCCGCGACGGACCTCAGATCCCGTCGGCTAAGCCCGCCCGAGAGCGGGTCCGGCGCGTTGGCGCGCGCCGAACCGCGAGGTCCCCCCTCGCACGACTGACCGTCGGCCGTCCGGCCCGGTCGCCGCCCCACGCTCGCGAGCGCGGCGGTTTCCTATCGTGCGAGAGAGACCCTGCGCAATGGACAGCCCAATCCCCGACCTGATTCCGGTCACCCCGGCCGACCCGCCTGCGCCCTGGATCGGCGGCAAGCGCCACCTGGCGCGCCGGATCTGCGCCATCCTGGCCGCCACGGCCCATGACGCCTATGCCGAGCCCTTCGTGGGCATGGGCGGGGTGTTCCTGCGCCGCGCCCAGCGTCCGCGCGTCGAGGTGATCAACGACGCCTCGGGCGACGTGGTGAACCTGTTCCGCGTGCTCCAGCGCCATGATCGGGCGCTGCTGCGCGAGCTGCGCTGGCGGCCGGCCATGCGGGTGGAGTTCGACCGGCTGAAGGGCGCGCGGATCCAGGACTTGACCGACATCGAGCGCGCGGCCCGCTTCCTCTACCTGCAGCGCCTGGCCTACGCCGGCAAGGTCGCCGGCCGCACATTCGGCGTCGACCCAACCCAGCCGATGGCCTTCGACCTGGCGCGCCTGGAGCCGAGGCTCGAGCGGATCCATCAGCGGCTGGGTGGCGTGATCATCGAGCACCTGGACTGGGCGGACTTCCTGCCGCGCTATGACCGGCCAGGGACGCTGTTCTATCTCGATCCGCCATACTGGGGCTCGGAAGGCGACTACGGCTCCGGCCTGTTCGCCCGCGCCGACTTCGAGCGCCTGGCCCAGGCCCTCGAGGGCCTGCAAGGTCGCTTCCTGCTGTCGATCAACGACGTGCCCGAGACGCGAACCGCGTTCGCCTGGGCGGACCTCCTGCCCGTCGAGACCCGCTATTCCATCGGCGACGCCGAACGCGGCGCGGCCGTCCCCGAGCTGCTGATCGGCAAGGGCGTGAACTTGACGCCGGCCGCCGCGCCGGCCCTGCTGCTGTAGAACCCCGCGCCCACTCCCTCTGCGCGGATCCTGGCCTCCGGCTCACGCCGGGGGCCGTTTTTGCGTTTGGCGAGGATGGTAGGCGCGACACACGACCTCAGTGCCTGTCCGCTCTTGATCTTGCACAAGGCGCCGCGAGAGCGGATGACACATCATCATGCGACAAGCTCGCAAATTGGCGGCGTTAGGGCCATATTGACGACTGAGTTGGCATAGCGATTGACAATTTCGCGCCATGGCTGCATTGAGTGGACCCAGCTCTGGCGAGACCAAATGACCAGGGCAGTGATGAAGACCGGGACCGGAATGACCAAGCTAATCAATGGCTTCTTCTCGTTGGTATGGCGGCAGCCGGACGATACCTATGCCATGTCGGCGAGCGATCGAGCCCGGCTCCGGGAAGCGGCTGAGCAGGCGCGGCTTCGGCTCATTAAGGCCGGCGTCTATCAGGCCGAGCTGGATGCGCAACGCGAGATTCGTCGCCGCGCCAAAGCTGCTTGAGCCGGGCTTCCAGGCGTTCAAAGAAGGATCCTCGGCCGCAGCCGCAGGACCATCGTCCGGTGCCCTACGGGGAAGTCCGCGATCGTTTCTTGGTCAGATCGGAGCAGATGGACCGGACCGAGTGGTTGGTGATGGCCGGCCGCTTCGTCGAAGATCGATGGTTGGCCGAAGAACGTGTCCGACTAAAGGACCAACCCCTGGATGAACAGGCGACATGGGCGCTTTGGGATCAGTGCACGGCGGGGGACTTGGACCGCCTACAACGTGAAAGCCACGACGCGCTAAAGACCTATGTGCGCAATCAGTCGCTTGCGGCGGCGGTCCAGACGCTCACGGGAGCCATCCGGCCGGTTGAGCGAGTGCTGAGCGCGGTCGGGTGGATCATCAAAGAAGCCTGGCGCGGCTTGATCGCGGGACTGGGGCTGATCGTCCTGGGATACCTCCTGGTTCAGTTGGCTTCTCCGCTGGCGAAAACCGTCCGCGCCGCTGTTGACGATGCATTTCCGCCTGTCGCAGGACACCCTTAGGATCATTGATAGATCGCTGGCAGGAGGCCGCGGTCGCCTTTGGAGCGGATACTTGACGAGGCGGCGCGATGGGATTCTAACGAAACAGCGCCCCGAGGGCTGACCCCAGGGCGCTGCCAGTCGGCACTGCTAAGCTAGTCGGCTACTTCTTTTTGGTGGCCCCGCGGCGCCCAGCCAGATCAGAGGCGGCAACCTCTTTCTGCTTGGGCGTCGAATGGGGGTTGCTCAAGATCCGGCCCGCATCGGAGGCGGGCTTCTTTCCAGTAGTCATTGGACCAGGGTCCCTTCTGTTGTGTCGACAGGAGCGTCGACCCCACTGACATGAACTGCGAATCATCCGCTGGCAATGTTCACACCATGTTCTACTGGGGCCGCCTTGAGCTAGAGCCGCTCAGGCGTTTACATCCCCATCGTAAGCTGTTGATTTCGTTGGGGCCAGGATTCGGCCTGTTTACAGCCAAGCCGTTGATCCTTCGGCCAGACATCCCGCTTCCCAAGCTGAATGTCGCTGGGTTAGATTCCCGCGGCCGCTAGAGCCGCACGCGGGCGACTGACGGAGGGCTGGGTTGCCAGCGAACGATTCCGCCCCCAGCTACCACCTGACCCCCCCCCACTTTGCGGGGGTCAGGGGTAGGTTCAATGAAGTGGGCGAGATCGCCATGCACGATCAGGTTGAAGCCATGGTCGCGGCGTTCGCCTTTGGGATGGATGGCGATCCTGGTGACCAGGGCGCGGTCCTCCACAAGGCTTCCACAAGGGTCTCCTGCAGGCGCCCCGCCAGGCCGCTGTAGGCCTCTGGCGCCCTCGGGTGCAGGGTGACTGGCTCGGGCGCGCCGGCCAGGATCATGTCGACAGTGCGCTCAACGCCGCGGGTCAGCTCGGCGATGCGGCGTTCGATAGGGCGTCGCCGGTCGCGTCTTCCTCGGCCCATGCGGCATGATAGGCGCGCAAGTAGGCCGCCACCGCGTCCCCGGGGCGAGCACGCGGCTGCGCAGGCCCTCCAGCGCGCGCCTCCACGTCCGGCCGGCGAACGGTGCGGCTGTTCGTGCACGCGGTGGGACCTTTCTCGCGGTAGGCGGCGCGGATCAGATATTGGCGCTGGTAGGCGGTGTAGGACGCCCCGCACCAGCCGCACTTGAGCAGGCCCGAGAAGACGCCAGGCTTACGGCGCGCGCCGCGAACGAGCGGCAAGACGGCCGCGCCGACTTCCATCACGACCGTCAGGACCCAGCGGGCCGCCGTCATGATGATCCCACGAACTTTGCGGCGTGGCCGACCAGGGTGATGGTCGGCAGCCCGCTGGGACCAGCGTCGGCGGCGGCGATCCGCGCCTCCGCCTGGGTCAGAAGGAAATCCCGACGGCGGGCCTCGGCCCCATCCGCGCCGGAAAAGGCGAACCACCGATCGGAGGCTCGGTAGAGTTGCCGGGCCTCGGCGCGCGCCGCGCGGTCGAGGCCGTCGAGGACACGGTCGGCGTTGCTGGAAAGGGTCAGCTGGACGAAGGCGCCGGCCTTCGCGCCGGCCATCATCGCCGCCCGCGCGGCCGGGCTGTCGAAGGAGCCCCGCAGGACGATGGCGCGATCCGGATAGCGCCGCTCAAGCTCCGCCACCGCCGCCCCCATCCCCGCGGCGAGCGCCGTTCCATCCCCGCCCGCGACATCGATGGCGACCACCAGATCACGCACCGCGCACTGGCCGACCTGGCGGACCAGCCGCGCCATGATGCGGATCTGCTCGCGGTCGAGCGCCTTGGCCTCCTCCGTCAGCTCGTCATAGGCGACGATCATCGGATGGCGCTTGGCCGCGTCGTCGCGGGTCTGGCCGTAGACCCAGCCCTCCGCCCGCCGGGCGGCCATCCAGCGCTCATGCTCGGCGCGCGCCAGCTGTTCGAGTTCGTCGCCCTCGAAGGTCAGGCTCTCCGCCTCGCCGACGGCCAGCCGCGCGCCGATGTCGCGCAGCTTGAGCGTATAGCAGTCGGCGACCAGGCGATTGTCGTCACGCACCACCTCCGGCAGATCGCTCCACTCGTACATCGATGATCGCGCGCCGATCTGGTCGCCCTTGTCCAGCTGCCCTTCGAGGTAGAACTCGTGCACCGAACGGGCCAACAGATCGCTCTCCTCCTGCAGCAGAAGTTCAGGCGTCGCCAGCCGGTCGAGGCCGCCGAACGAGAACAGGCTGCAGCCTTGGCTCGCGTCCGGTTCGCCCGGCATGTGCGCATGCACCGGTGGGCAGGGCTCGTCGCGCTGGCCAAAATAGGCGGTCGCGGCGGCGCCGATCCACGGAGCGCGGGCGGCGTCGGCGGGATCGACGAGGATCAGCGTCGGCCGGCCATGTCGCTCGATCGCCGAGGCGAGGGCGCCCCCGACCTCGGCGGGCCGGTCGACCGGCGCTTCCTCGAAAGCCATCCGCGCCAAGCCCTCGGCACCCGGATTCCGCGCCAGGAAGACTTCGCGCTTTCGACCCGCCGCGGGGTCGAGAACCACGAACGCCGGCCGCACGCCGTCGCGAAAATGCGCGCCGACGATCATGCGCAGCGCCAGCCGCTCCAGCACGGGCGAGAAATTCAACAGGAACACCAGGCGCCCGGCCTGGCCGACACGGGTGAACCGGTCCAGCGACTGGCTGACGAAGAGCGCCCGGGCGGTGATATCCGGAACCGAAGCGAAGCGCAGGCGCGCGCCCTGATGGCGCGCCTCGGCCGCCAGGCGGGCCCTGAGCGAGGCCTGCAGGTCGATGTCGTCCACCCGGGCGATCACCTCGAGCGGATCGCCAGGCGGACGGACCCGGTTCGCCTCGTCCGCCGCCGCCTGCGCGAGGCGGATGTTCTCGGAATCGTCGCCGCCGGCGACGAGCACACCGCGCGCCCGCGCCAGTCCCAGGCGCGCAAGCCCGCCGCCCGCCCGCCGCTGCGACGCATGAGGCGCCCCGCGATTGGCGGCGCGGCGCACCCAGCGCTCGCCCCCCTTCGATGTCCAGAGGATCACCCTTTGTCTCGCGGCCCGCGCCCTCGCGGCGACGCGCGCGGCCAGGCCCTCGTCGCCGGCGATCACCAGATGGTCGCCCTTCAGCGCTATCCACCTCAACCGCAGCGGATTGCGGACCGCCAGCCAGGCGAGCCAGAGCCCCGCCCAAGCGGCCAGGGCCGGCAAGGCCCAGTGCGCGATCTCGGGCGGGATCAGCGTCACCCAGGCCGCCCTAGCGCTCAGCGCCGACACCCTGCCAACGCAGGATGGTGCGTGCAATGCTGTCGGCCGGCGCGACGCCGCGGGCGAAGGTCATCCGCATCGCTCGACCAGCGGATGGCTCTCGATGAGGCAGGTCGCCGAATAATCGAGCGCGCAGATCCGTCCGCCTTCGCCGCCGCTCCGGCAGTCAAAGGCGAGGGGCGCGACCCGCACACCTGTCAGCCGCTCGTTGGCGTCGAGGGGCGCGCAGAGGCTGGTCGCGTCGACCTGCGCGCGCGTGCGCGCGTCGGCTTGGGCGGCGGCGGCCGAGCCGAAGCCGTGCTCGGACTGGCGGACATATCCCCGCGCGGTCCGCGGACTGGGCGCATATTGCGCGGCGCGGTTCGTGGTCACCGCCGCCAGCAGGTCGGCGGCCATGGAGCGGTAGGCGCCGTTCGGGAACCGGGCGATGTGCGCGCGCAGGTCGGCGCAGCTGCCGGGCGTGCGCGCCGCCCAGGCGAGCCGCTCGGCCTGGCTGGGCCTATGGCCGACACCCAAGGCGCCGCAGGTGTCCGACAGGGCCGGCTGGGGCATGGGAATGGTGCAGACCTTGTCCTGAACGCCAGTGTAGTTGGTGACCATGCTCCAGATGGCCGCCAGCAGCGCCGCGGTGATCGAGCCGTTGCGCGCGCGCTGGATCAGCCGAGCGGCGGGGCCCTTGGCCGGGGGAACGGGCTGACCGGCCAGCTTGGCGTGGCAGGCGGCGACGAGGTCGAGCAGGAACGGATCCTTGGCCGCGCCCTTCCAGCGGCGCAGATCGATAGCCTGCAGTTCGCCGAAGCCCAGCGGCGGCGCCACATCGTCCATCCGGATCGGCACCAGCACGCCGCGCGCCTTGGCCCGGCTAGCCTCGTCGCGTACGAAGCCGCCCTCGGGACCGACCGAATTGCGCGTCCAGACCACCACCACGCAGCCGGCCTCCTCCAGGGCCGAGGAGATGTTCTCGCGCCAGGATTCGCCGCCGGGCAGGCGCTGGTCCCACCACACATCCAGCCCGTGCGCGCGCAAGGCCTCCACCAAGAGCGCCACGCGCTGCTCGTCTTCGCGCTTGTAGGAAACCAGCACGTGGCTCATGCGGCGGAGTCCTCCCCATCGGATTGAGGATCGGCGGGAGACAGTGTCTCACCCATCGTCATTCTCCCATCGCCCCTCGCCCGGGCCAAGGTGCTTCAAAGCATCGAGCGCCCGCGCGTCGGCGGAGGTCCGCCGGGCGGTCCGCGTCATGGAATCGCGCCGCGCCGCTCGAAGTGACGCCGACCGGATCTGTCCGCGCCACGCGGACCACCGGGCCGCCGACCGCCAAGACAGGCGCCGCGGACGCCCTCGCGACCGAGGCGTCGGTCGCGAAACCGAGGAGGCTCATCGCTTGCGCTCCAGTCCAACGACGGCTCAAGGCGCGGAGCCGCCGGGATCTGTGATTGCGCTGGCCAACTCGGCTGGCATTGACCCAGATCAGGCGGGCCTTGGCGCGCCAAGGGGAAGATAAGCAACACGTCTACGCCGTGGCCCTTCGACGGGGACAAGCGAACCGAAGTCTTGCAGTGTTCATCATCGGCGTGACAACACCCCTCTTCGGGCGGCTCAAGCTCGAGGCCTCGGATCGACTTGGACGCCTTGCGTATTTGCGCCATGTTTCGGGAAACTCCTCGGGGAAAGCCAAGGCAGGGGGCGAAGGTGGATAACCGGACGAGCAAGCGCCAACGCGCGGCGGGACATGCGGCGGGCGCCGCGCTCGCCGCCTGCGCGATTCTGGGCCTCGGCTGCGGAGCGGCGTCGGCGGCCGCGGTCCAGGCGCGCGACGTCAAGGCTCTCGACGCGCTCCACAAGCGGTCGTTCGACCTCACCCGGGCCTTGACGGATTCCGAAGGCGGAGGCGTCACGCAACTGAACGCCACCGGCGATCCGCAAACGCTCGACTGCATCGAGACCCTGCGAGAGGCGTCCAATCAGGTCACCGATCAGCTGATGGACGTGGACGATGTCGCTGCCGTGGCCCGGCGCATGAAGTATCCGACCGACCGCGGGATCGCCGCGGCTCACACCGCGAGGGCCGTTGGGAGAGCCCTCAATATCCTGCCTGTGGAAGCGCGGCAGGTGAACCAGACGGCGGGACTCTGCCTTACTCAGTCGGGGGTGCAGGACAAGGCCCGTGACCAGCTCCAGCTGATCAATGACGCCATCGGGCAGCTGCAGGCGCTGCGCGCGAAACTGACGCCGGGCTCGCCTCCTGCCGCGCCCGGCAAACCGGCGACCTGA